GCTCGATACAATCATCAAACTATCGCTCTTGGCTTCAGCTTAACTGAAGAAGCTGTAGAAGATAACTTGTATGACACATTATCAGCTCGTTACACAAAAGCTTTAGCTCGCGCTATGGCTTACACAAAACAAGTTAAAGCAGCTGCAGTATTAAACAATGGCTTCAACACTTCCGGTCAATACAACGGTGGTGATGGCGTTTCATTATTTAACACAGCTCATCCACTTGTTTCTGGCGGTACAAACAGCAACACTCAATCAACTCCAACAGACTTGAACGAAACTTCATTGGAAAATGCAGTTATTCAAATCGCAGCTTGGACTGATGAGCGTGGTCTCTTGATCGCTGCTCAACCACGTAAATTAGTTGTTCCACCAGCATTGCAATTCGTTGCAACTCGCTTGTTAGAAACTGAATTACGTGTGTCAACAGCTGACAATGATATCAATGCAATTAAGAATAATGGTTCTATCCCAGAAGGTTACGCAATTAACCACTTCTTAACAGATAGCAACGCTTACTTCTTAACAACTGATGTTCCTAACGGCATGAAGCACTTTGAACGTACTCCATTGTCTACATCTATGGATGGTGACTTTGATACAGGTAACGTTCGTTACAAAGCTCGTGAACGTTATTCATTCGGTTGGTCAGATCCTCTCGGTATGTGGGGTTCACCAGGTGCTTAATTAGCAACTGGCTACGTACTATTAAGAGGGCTTGCTTAAAACGCAGGCCCTTTTTCTTTATAAAATATGATATAATGCTTGCAAATAGTATCTATTCAGGTATTATTTGGGAATCCGGGTTACCCGGTTTATTAGACTGTCCCGGCAGACGCATAAAAGACTAATGAACCTAACTTTTTATGAAGGAAAATAATTATGTCAAGAACCACGTTCTCAGGCCCAGTCAAATCTGGTACTAACCGTTACTCTCCATACTACAATGCAGGTACAACAGTATTAGCTCAAAGTACAGCTTTTGCTTTTACAGCTGCAGGTACAACAACTAATACACTTTATATACCTAATGCAAGTCAAATTTTAAGCATTACATTTGATACTACAACAGCATTTACAGGTGGTACAGGTGCTGTTACAGTTGGTAATGTTGCATCAGGTACTCAATATGCTTCATCTACAACAGTTACTTCAGGTGGTCGTACAACTCCAACATTTACAGCTGCTCAATTAACAGCTATGTTATCAACTCCAGTTGATGTAGCAGCAGTGAATAGCCAACAAGCATGTTCAACTATTGCAGTAACCGCCGTTGCAGGTACAGGCGTAACAGCAGGTAATTTAGTAGTTACAGTTACATATATTCAATCTGATGATCGTTCAGCATTTGGTCAACAATAATTAGTCTAGGGGGGTTCGCCCCCCTTTCTTAAACACAAAGGAGATTAATTATGATGCAATATGATGTAAAACAAGGCCATTTAGATCAAAGCGGCTACTATGTAAAATATCCGGTACGCGTTAAAGGCGTATCATTTACAGGTACAGCTTCTGCTGGATATCTAATTCTATTTGATACCTTATCAACCCCAGTATCTGCTTCTGTAACCTATGCTCGTTCTGGTACTACTGTAACTGTTACTAAGGTAGCTCACGGTTTAAATACTGGTGATAGTATAGGCATACATTTTGAAGCTGGCACAGGTGGTATAGCTACTGATGGTACATATGTTATTACTAAAACAGGCGCAGATACATTTACTTTAACTGATATTAATACAGGTACTATTACAGGCGGTACAGCTATTTATGCACTTGGTAGATGGTTAATGACATATCAATCAACAGCTGGCGATACTTATAATAACGTACCTTTTATTCCAGGTGAAGGTGTTTATGCGCAAAATGGCGTATACGGTTACTTATCTAATGTAGACGCAGCACAAATATTCTATGGCTAATAAGAAAAAAGGTCCTAGCTTAGCAGTTGGACGTGGTGAGAAGCTCCCTGTGTCTAAAGGCGCAGGTCTTACCGCTAAAGGACGTGCTAAATATAATGCAGCAACAGGATCAAATTTAAAGGCTCCTCAACCACAAGGTGGACCTCGTAAGAAGTCATTTTGTGCAAGGATGTCTGGAATGCCTGGTCCTATGAAAGATGAAAAAGGTAGACCCACTCGTAAGGCTGCTTCTTTAAAAAGGTGGAATTGTAAATGATAAAACAAATAAATGATGTTAACGAACATACAAAGCATCTTATTGATGGCGCTTCTATTGCTACTGTTATGGGAACGCTAATGAATTGGTTACCAGCAGTCGCTGCACTATTTTCAATCGTATGGACAGCTATTCGTATATATGAAACTAAAACTGTTCAAAAATGGTTAAAAAAAGATGCCGAGTAAATCAAAAGCACAACATAATTTAATGGCAGCTGCGGCTCACAACCCAGCATTTGCTAAGAAGGTCGGTGTTCCTGTAAGTGTCGCTCAGGAATTTAACAAAGCGGACAAAGGTAAAAAATTTGGGAGTGGTGGTATGGCTAAATCAGACATGAAAGAAGATTCAAAAATGGACATGGCTCAAGACAAAGCTATGATTAAATCAGCAATCAAACAGCATGATGACCAATTACATGGTGGTAAAAAAACAACTTTAAAATTAGCTAAAGGTGGTTCAGCTTCATCACGTGCTGATGGATGTGCTACTAAAGGTAAAACAAAAGGTACTATTATCTCCATGTGTGGTGGCGGTATGTATAAAAAAGGTAAATAAATATGGATAAAGACGCTGAAAAAAGATATGAAAATCTAACGCCAAAAGAAAAATATGATTCAGCTATTGAAGCGGATAAAGCTCCTTGGAATCCATTAAAAGCTGCAAAAGAAATGATAGTAGAAAAGATTTCTCCTAAAAAAGAAGAAATGAAACCTGTTAAAAAAATGGCTAAAGGTGGCATGACTGCTTCTAAACGTGCTGATGGTTGTTGCACTAAAGGTAAAACTAAAGGAAGGATTGTTTAATCATGGCAGAAAAATGGATTCAAAAAGCAATATCAAAACCAGGATCATTAAAAAAATCACTTGGTGTTAAAAAAGGTGAAAAAATTCCAGCTGGTAAATTAGCTAAAGCTGCTAAATCAAAAGGTAAAATGGGTCAACGAGCTCGTTTAGCTGAAACTTTAAAAGGTCTTAAAAAATAATGAGACCTTCACGTGGTATGGGCGCTATAAAGAAAACTAAAATTCCTAGTGCTACTGAAAATACTATGCCTAAAGGCAAGGTTAAAGCTCGTCGTGATAACACAGACTTTACTCAGTTTAAAGAAGGTGGACCTGTAGGACTTTATGCAAATATAAATGCTCGTAAGAAAAAGGGAATATCTAGATCTAAATCAAAATCAACAATAGACCCTAAAGCATATGCAAATATGAAAGCAGGCTTCCCTAAAGGTAAAAAATAATGGTAGATAGAACCTCAGGTGTAAGTACCTTTAATTTAGATTTAAATAATCTAGTTGAAGACGCATTTGAAAGATGTGGTCAAGAACTTCGTACAGGTTATGATTTAAGAACCGCAAGGCGCTCCCTTAATATTATGACTGCTGAATGGGCCAATCGTGGTATTAACTTGTGGACTGTAGAACCTGGTCAAATTACGTTAAACCAAAATCAAATTATGTATGCATTGCCTACTGATACAGTAGACTTGCTTGATATGGTGACACGTACTCAAACCGGTGTAAACCAGCAAGATATTAATATTAATCGTATTAGCGAGTCAACCTATATTACAATACCTAATAAAAATGCTACAGGTCGTCCTATTCAAGTTTGGATTAATAGACAAAGTGGTCAGGAAAACCCTACTAATATTCTTTTAAAACAAACTTTAACTGCTACTGCATCAACAGCAGCTAATCCACAAACAATTACTTTATCAAGTACAGTAGGTTTAGCTCAATTTGGATTTATTAAAATTGGTGAAGAAACAATTCAGTATGGCGGAGTAAGCGGTAATACAATTACAGGATGTATTAGAGCAGTTAATAATACAACACTAGCTACCCATGCAATTGATGACAAAATTTATGTACAAAATTTACCTACAGTAAATGTATGGCCTGCTCCAGATCAAAGTAATTTTTACACGTTTGTGTATTACAGATTAAGACGAATTCAAGACGCAGGTAATGGAGTAACTGTAGAAGATATTCCATTTAGATTTATTCCATGCATGGTTGCAGGATTAGCTTATTATTTAAGCCTTAAATTACCAGGTGCTGAAATGAGAATTGAAATGTTAAAAGCCGCATATGAGGAAGCATTTCAGTTAGCAGCTGATGAAGATAGAGAAAAAGCATCTGTTAGGTTTGTACCTAGAGACTCTTTCTATTATTTTTAGGAATTTAAATGCCTATTAAATATGCTAGTGGTAAAAACTCTATTGCCCAATGCGATAGATGTAATTTTAGATATCCACTAAAACAACTAAGACGCTTAGTAATTAAGACAAAAAATGTTAATATACTGGTATGTCCTGAATGCTGGGAACCGGATCAGCCACAATTATCACTAGGTTTATACCCAGTTAATGATCCGCAAGCAATACGTAATCCAAGACCTGATAGTCCTAGTTATTATCAATCAGGTTTAAATGGATTACAAATAACGGAACAAACTGGTCCAGGAGTGGATTCAACAGGTGTTCCAATGGGTGGAAGTAGAATAATTCAATGGGGCTGGCAGCCAGTAGGTGGAGCTAGTTTTTTTGATGCAGCATTAACACCAAATTATTTGGTTGCAACAGGCGTAGTAGCAAATGTAACAGTAACAACAACATAAGGAGAAATAACATGGCATTTAGAAAAGCAGCTGACGGTATTACCAAACAAGGTAAAACTAAAGGTAAAAATTTAGGTGATGATGGAGCTAAAGTTGGTATTCAAACAGGCCCAAAATCAAGTGGTAGCAAAGGTGGTAAAACTAATGCTGACATGAAAAAAATGGGTCGAGGATTAGCTAAAATTGCAGCACAGAAAAAAGGATAATAATCATGGCAGAATACAAACAACCTATCGTTGTGCCTAATGCTGATATTGAGTTTTCTCAAGATCCAAACAAATTAAAAGCTCAACAACTTAATCATGGTACTGGCAGACAACGTGTTAGTGCAGGTGATCCTGGTTCTAAAGCAATTAATAGACATGGTGAAATGAAAATTCGCGGTACAGGTGCAGCTACAAAAGGTGTTAAAAGTCGCGGTCCGATGGCGTAATACATGAATTATTCGCAGCTAGTTACAGAGATACAGAACTATACAGAGAACCAGTTCACGACTGATGTAGTAAATACGTTTATTACTCAAGCTGAACAAAGGATCTATAATACAGTTCAATTACCGGCATTACGTAAGAATGTCACAGGCACAACTACAGCTGGTAATAAGTATCTAGCTATGCCTACTAATTGGTTAGCTACGTTTAGCTTAGCGATTATTAATGGGGCTAATGAGTATACCTATCTTTTAAATAAAGATGTAAACTTTATTAGACAGTCTTATCCAGATACGGATTCTGACTTTTATGGAACCCCTGCTTATTATGCAGTGTTTGATCAGAACTCATTTATTATGGGACCTACTCCAGACGCTTCATACGCAGTTGAGCTTCATTATTTTTATTATCCTGAGTCTATTACAACTGCAGGTACATCTTGGTTAGGTGATAATTTTAGTTCTACATTATTATATGGCTCATTATTAGAAGCTTATACTTACATGAAGGGCGAAGCAGATGTAATGGCTAATTATAAAGCTAGATACGATGAAGCTATGGTTCTATTGAAACAACTTTCAGACGGCAAAGATAGACAAGATGCATATAGGAGTGGGCAGGTTAGATACCCAGTTAAATAATGGCAATAGGACAAACCCAAACTACTATATTTAAACTTAATTTGTTAAAGGCACTAGAGAACTTTAATGCTGGTACTCCTTATACATATAAAATAGCGCTTTATACAGCAAATGCTACTTTAAACGAAACAACAACTGCTTATACTACAGAAGGTGAAATTACTGGTACTGGATATACTGCAGGTGGAAAGACTTTAACAATAACAGGGTTGGGAAGTGATACGACTAACAATACAGCATATGTATCATTTTTAGATGTAACTTGGAACCCTGCAAATTTTACTACTGCTGGAGCTTTGATATATAATAGCACTACAAATGCGGCTGTCTGTATATTAAATTTTGGTAGTGATAAAACCGCAAAAAGTACATTTACAATAACATTTCCATCAGCAACCTCAACCACTGCTGTATTAAGAATTAATTAAGGAGTCAATTATGAATCAAAGAGAACAAGGCGGATTTGGCGATCAAGCTACCATTACTTTAAATGCTGGTGCGAATGCTAATGAAACTGTAGGTATTGAAGGCGTTTACAAAGTTGAATGCCGTGATGCAGCAGGTAATTTAAAATGGGAAGAATCATTTCCTAACCTAGTAAACGCTGGTGGTAAAGAGTTAATGTTAAATACATTACTTGTAACTGCTTCAGGTTACACAAGAGTGGGTCCATATTTAGGTTTAATTTCAGGTGCTTCACCAACATTTACAGCTGCTGATACAATGACATCACACGCTGGATGGACAGAATTTACTAACTACACAGTAGGTGGTTCAGCAGTACGAGGTACAGCTACATTTAGCTCATCAACTTCATCTGGCTCAACACCAACTAATGTAACAACATGTGCAGCAGCTGCGATTACTTACACTATTACAGGTGGCGGTGGTACAGTAGGCGGTTGTTTCTTAGTAACAGGTACTGGTGCTTCAAGTGCACAATCTAATACTGGTGGTACATTGTATTCTGCAGGTGCATTTACAACAGCTAAAATTACAACAGCTGGCGATACAGTTTCAGTTACATACTCTACAACTGCAACAAGCTAAGGAGCTTAAATGGCTCTCGTAGTCAAGGATCGGGTACAGGAAAACACCACCACGAGTGGTACGGGTACGCTTACGCTATCAGGCGCAGTACCTGGGTATCAGACCTTTTCCTCTGCAATAGGTAACGGCAATACTACTTTCTATACTATCTACGATAACGTAGCTCAAAGTTGGGAAGTAGGTATTGGTACTGTCGGTGCTGGTACTTTAGCTCGTACAACTGTTTTATCTTCTTCTGCTGGTGGTACAACTAAGATTACTTTGGCTGGTAATACAGCTTCTGTATTTTGTACATATCCTGCGGAACAATCAGTAAACCTTGACGCTTCAAACAATGTCTCTCCATTAGGTACAATCGCTTCTGGTACTTGGCAAGGTACAACTGTAGGTGTTGCTTATGGCGGTACAGGAGTTACTGCATCCTCTGGTGCTAACTCTGTAATGTTAAGAGACGCTAATCAAAACGTAGCTGTTAATAGATTAAATCAAACAAGCAACACAATCACAGCTTCAGGCGGTACTACAACATTAACTGCTGCATCTGCATTTAGCCAAATATTAAATGGCACAGGTGGGCAAACATTTAGATTACCTGACGCCACTACACTTACCAATACTACAACATTTGAATTTAACAATAATGCTACTGGCACTTTAACAATTGTTGATAATGCGAGTGGACCTGTGGGCACAATATCTTCAGGTGGTGCAGCAGCAATTGCTTTATTATCTAATGGTACTGTAGGTGGCACATGGGACGTTCATGCGTATATTCCTGAGAATGTTACTTGGGGTACAAATTCATTAGTTTTAGGTTCAACTGTTATTACAGGCGGAACATGGAATGGAGGTACAATAGGAACTGCTTATGGAGGTACCGGATTAACCTCTTTCTCTGCAGCTAATTATGCGTTATACTCTACATCATCAAGCACGTTAGTTGCTGGAACTTTACCCATAGCAGCGGGCGGTACAGGACAAACAACAGCAAATACTGCGTTTAATGCATTAGCACCAAGTCAATCCACGAATAGTGGTAAATATTTAACCACAGATGGCACCAATACTTCATGGGCTACTGTAAGTGCAGGTGATCCTACTGGTACTGCATTATTCTTATCAACAATGTTAGGCTAAATTATGGCATATACCAATACCTCATATGTATCAAGAAACGTAGGCACATCGCCTGTATCGTTAACTACTGTAGCTTCCGCTACTACTGCTACGCTGACTAGCTTTGTTGTAGCTAATACAACTACTTCTCCTATTACTTGTGATGTTTATGTGACTCGTTCAGCATCTAACTACTACATTGTAAAAGGTGCAACAGTACCTGTAGGTGGCTCATTAGAAGTCATGCAAGGTAATAGAATTGTTTTAATTGCAAGTGATTCATTAAGTGTAGTAACAAGCACTGCAGCTTCTGCAGATGTAATAGCATCGGTATTATTAGCGACCTAATATGGCATTCATTGGAAATACAAATATAACCCAAAGTTTTACACCAGCCATTGATTACTTCAGTGGTAATGGTTCTTCTACGGCATTTACTTTATCACGCCCAGTAGCTTCTGTTGCACAAGTACAAGTTCATATTGATAACGTAGCTCAAAATCCTTCAACAGCTTATACCGTATCTGGCAATACCATAACATTCACAAGTGCACCATTAAGTGGCACTAACAATATTTATGTTTACTACACAAGTCCTATTACTCAAGTTATTCAGCCAAGTCAAGGTACTGTAGGAACTTCTCAATTAAATACAACAGGAACTGCTTCATCGTCTACGTATCTTCGTGGCGATATGGCTTGGTCTACAATAGATGCATTACCAAGTCAATCTGGGAATAGTGGAAAATATCTAACTACTAATGGATCAACAGCTTCATGGGGCAGTACGACAGGCTCAGGTAATGTTGTTTTAGCAACAAGCCCTACATTAGTTACACCCACTATTTCTGGTAATGTAACTGGATTAACATCAGCTAGTTTGCCAACAGGCTCTGTATTACAAGTAGTAAGTACAACTAAGTCTGATACTTGGTCAGCATCATTACCAAACTGGGCAGATATTACTGGTATGTCTTTATCAATTACGCCATCAAGTGCATCAAATAAAATACTCGTCATAGTTAATTTATCATTTATGGTGACTGACGGTGCTGCTCATGGTTATAGACTAGTAAGAAATTCTACTCCCATCTCTATTGCTGATGCAGCGGGTTCTAGACCTTTGTTTTCTGGTATGGTACAAGATGGTAATATTAATACAAGTTTTATATTAAACTCAGCCACAACTTATTTAGATTCGCCAGCAACAACATCTGCTACTACGTATAAATTACAAGCGTTCGCTACATATTCAGCTGCCATGTTTTATGTAAATTTATCAGCTGCAGATAGAAATGCTTCACAATATGATGGTAGAACTGTATCATCAATTACAGCTATGGAGATAAAAGGATAATGAACCATAAAGCTATATATAAACTATATCCACAAGTAGTCATGGTAGATGACACTGCCGGTGCATTTGATAAAGACGGAAATGAAGTTGAAATTGATTTAGAGTTAGTAAATGCTTGGATTGATCCGGAGGCATATAAATACAAAAGATCTGCAGAATATCCATCTATTCAAGACCAACTTGATATGCAATATTGGGATAAAATAAACGGAACCAATAATTGGGAAGCATTAATTACAGAACTAAAAGAAAAGTATCCAAAAGGAGTTAGATAAATGGCACATTTTGCAAAAGTAGTAGACGGTAAGGTTACACAGGTCATCGTGGCTGAACCAGAATTTTTTGATACATTCGTAGATTCAAGTCCTGGCACTTGGTTACAAACTTCATATAATACTCATGGTAATCAACACCCAGAAGATAGACCTTTAAGAGGTAACTATGCTGGTATTGGTTATACATATGATTCAGTGAATGATGTATTCTACGCACCAAAACCAAGTGACACAGCAGTGTTAAACGAAACAACATGGTTATGGGAAGAACCTGAGGCTTAATAATGCCAATTAGTCAAATCATCACTAACAGTATTGCATCGGGACAAACAATTACCAACCCAACCATTTCTGGGTATATGAATCTTCCAACTTGGACAACAGCTACACGTCCCTCAAGTCCTGTTGCAGGAACTCAAGGTTATAACACAACCACTGGAACCGTAGAATATTATTCAAGTGTAGATAGTGCATGGCATACAGTATCAAATGTATCTACAGGACCTTATTCAGCAGATTATTTAGTTGTAGCAGGTGGCGGTGCTGGAGGATCTCAAGAATCTGGCGGTGGTGGCGGTGCTGGTGGTCTATTAACAGGTACAGCTACGTTAACTGCAGGAGTAGTATATACAGCTACAGTAGGTGCTGGAGGTGCTGGATCAAGCAGTGGAGCTGTAAGAAATAATGGGTCAAATTCTGTATTAAGTGGAACAGGAATAACTACAGTAACTTGTATTGGTGGTGGAGCTGGTGGTAATCAAAGCAATACTCCTCCTGGAAACTCTGGTGGTTCTGGAGGTGGATGCTCATATGCGTCTGGCGGGTCAGCTGGTGGATCTGGCACTACAGGACAAGGTTATGCTGGAGGTAGTCATACAGGAAATGCATATGGGTGTGGAGCAGGGGGTGGAGGATCATCATCTGTAGGTGTGAATGCAACTACAAACTCAGGTGCAAATGGTGGGTCAGGAACTTCATCTTCTATTACTGGTTCAGCAGTATCTTATGCAGGTGGTGGAGGTGGTGGTTCTAACGGAGGAACGACAGGTGTAGGTACAGGACAAGCTGGCGGTGGTAATGGTGCTTATAATGGAGGAGCACAGGCTGGTTCAGCTACTGCAAATAGTGGTTCTGGTGGTGGCGGAGCAGGTTATACACCAACTGCAACATCAGGTTCAGGTGGTTCAGGTGTTGTTATTTTATCAATTCCTACATCAAGATACACAGGTACAACTACAGGTTCACCAACAATTACAACAAGCGGTTCTAATACAATTATTAAATTTACATCTTCTGGAACATATACAGCATGAGTTATATAGGTAACAGCCCAATATCACAAGCATTTGTCACAGACCAATTTAGTGGTACTGGGTCTCAAACTGCGTTCACAATGTCAGTGGCTCCGGCTAATACTGCGTCATGTATCGTGGCTGTATCTGGTGTTCTTCAAGACCCAAGTACTTACTCAGTATCAGGCACAACCCTAACATTCTCAGTAGCGCCACCAACTGGTACGGGAAATATCTCCGTGCGCTATTTAGGCATTCCTGCAACAGGAGTGACCACAACAGCCTATAGAACGGTAACAGAATTCACAGCAACAGCATCACAAACTACATTCACACCACCTTCATACACAGTTGGCTTCTTAAATGTATATAGAAACGGTGTCTTACTAGGTTCAGCTGATTACACAGCATCAAACGGAACAACAGTAGTATTAGCTACAGGATGTATCGTAGGAGACTTAGTCACTACAGAATCATTCTTAGTATCATCAGTGCTTAATGCTATACCTAATACAACAGGATCTATATCAAGTAGTAACTTACCTGCTGGTTTAACAATTACTACACCAACTTTAACTTCACCAGCTATTACAGGAACACCGACTGTAGGTGGACAAAACCTTACACCATATACAATGAAGAATAGGTTTATTAATGGAGGTATGGCTATTTCTCAAAGAAACGGAACTTCAAGTGCTTCATTTTCTGCTGGTGCTATTACATATGGCGTAGATAGATTCTTTTTATATCCAACTGGAGCAGCGGTTACTGGACAACAAGTTACAGGAACAAATACAGGAACAGGATATGCTTTTAGAATTACTGGTGCAACTGGAAATACTGCTTGTAACTTTTCTCAAAGAATTGAAAATTTAAACACATTAGATTTAAATAGTACATCAGTAACTATAAGCTTTAAAGCATATGCCTCTACATCAATTAGTAATATACAAGTAGCGGCATTTTGTGGCACTTCTGCAAATACTGGATATGGATCAGGAAGCAATGCTTTTTCTTCAATATTTTCTTTATCTTCTGGATTAAATACCATATCTCAAACAATTACTTTACCTGCTACAGCATCTAATGGATTTGAATTGGCAATAGGATTTGGTTCTGGTATAGGTAATGGAGTTACAGTTGATATATCAAATGTTCAACTAGAAGTAGGTTCATACGCAACTCCTTTTGAGTGGAGACCTTATGGTATGGAGTTACAGTTGTGTCAGAGGTATTTGCCAGCTTTTGGAGGAAATGGTACTGGTGGTGAATATTTTGGATATAGTTACACTACAAATGGTTCTGTTATATTTTTCCCATTTCCAGTATTGGCAAGAACAGCACCTACATCATTGACTACTACAGGTACCTTTACTGGTTATAATGCTGCTAATTCATCATCGTCAGCTACATTTGGATTTAATACTGCAGATTCATTATGTGCATCAGTAATATCCAACTTTACTTCTACATCAGGAACTCCATCAAGAGTTAATTTGGGAGCAGGAAGAGTATTTTTTAATGGATGTGAACTATGATTTATAAACTATACAAAACACTTAATAATCAAGATGCAGCTATTGGTACTAATGAAGATGGCTCAACAGTAAGTTTTTTATTTGACGAAGATAACACCGATTACCAACAATATTTAAAATGGTTAGAAGCAGGTAATGAACCTTTACCAGCAGAGGAAACACAATGACAAGAGCCGTAAACGTATCATCTTTTACACCTACATCTTGGACAACAGCAACCCGTCCAGCTTCGCCTAATACGGGGCAGATGGGATATAACACAACAACAAATGCGATGGAGTATTATAATGGGTCAACTTGGAATGGATTAGGTTCAAACTCATACGCTTATGCAGCTACAGTTTTAACTGTGGGTGGTGGAGGTGGCTCTACTGGTGGTACTGGAGGAGTTAATTATGGTGCAGGTGGTGCTGGTGGTGTATTAAGATCATCAAGTATAAACTTAATTTTAGGTACAGTTTATACAGCTACTGTAGGCGCAGGTGGAACAGGTACAACTTCTGGAACTCCTCAATCTGGAGGAACATCATCATTTACAGGGGCTACAAGCGCTACAGGTGGTAATGGTGCAGCAAGTTCAAGTTTTGCTGGAGGCAGTAATGCTGATTATTCTGGAGCAGCTGGACCTGGAGGAACTGCTTCAGGTGGTGGTGCTGGTGCTGGGGCTAATGGATCTAGTTCAACTGGTGGAGCGGGAGCAGCATCGTCTATTACAGGATCTTCGATAACATATGGAGGCGGCGGTGGTGGTATCATTGGAGGTGCTGGAGGCGCTGGAGGCGCTGGAGGTGGAGGTGCAGGTAATGGTTCAGGTGCTGGAACGAATGGTACAACGAATTTAGGTGGAGGCGCTGGAGGTTCAGCTTCTGGTACATTTGCAAATGGTGGATCAGGTGTAGTGATTATTTCTGTCCCAACAGCATCTTATTCAGGCACAACTACAGGAAGCCCAACCGTGACAACATCAGGAAGTAATACTATAATTAAGTTCACAAGCTCAGGATCATATACAGCATAAGGATAAACTATGGCATTAACTAAAGTACAAGCAGCAATGATAGGTGGAACAGCGGGCACTCAAGCCTTTGCTCCAGGCGTACCTATTTATGAAAATACTTTATCTATATCTACAAGTTACACAATTTCATCAGGTTCTTCAGCCATGTCTGTAGGTCCTATAACAATTAATTCAGGTGTGGCAGTGACTGTACCTGCAGGGAGCAAGTGGGCGGTATTATGAGTTCAATTACACTTAATGGCGATATTTCAGGACAAGCTATAATTCAGGCTCCAAGTGTAGCAGGTACTCCTACGCTTACACTTCCTACAACAAGTGGTACTTTTTTAACAACAGCTAATACATTTGCAAATAGTGGTGGGCCTACATTTAGTGCATATCCAAGTGGTGTTCAGTCAATACCAAATTTAACATGGACTAAATTAGCTTTTCAAGTAGAAGAATGGGATACAGCAAACTGTTTTGATAATACTACTAATTATAGATTTACACCTAATGTAGCTGGATATTACCAACTTAATGGTGGAGTTCAATGGTCTGGTGCAACATTTGCTGGTGAGAACGGAATACAATTTTATAAAAATGGTAGTGGATGGAAAACTACCCAAGATTTAAACGCAGCTGCTTATGGTGTTTCAGGCTCATGTTTAGTTTATTTAAATGGCACAACTGATTATGTTGAGATGTATGTTATCCAAGGTTCAGGTGGAGCTAAAAATACCTATGCTGGAACACAATCTACATTTTTCCAAGCAGCAATGATTAGGGGAGCATAATGGCATCAACGATTAACGCAACAACAAGTTCAGGCATAGTTACCACAGCGGATAACACAGGTTCATTACAGCTTCAAACAACAGGTACAACTGCGCTTACTGTTGATACATCACAGAATGTAAGTATTGGCACATTATCAAGTAATGGAAGATTAACCGTTCAATCTGCAGGAACAAGCACTACTGCAGGAGCAAATATAGTTGCAAGATTTCAAACCAATGGATCTGGTTACGATTCTTCTATTCAATTTTCAGACAATGTAGCCAATTCTGCTGTCATAAGTATGACAAGTGGGGCGTTAAACTTTATATCTAATGGTGTTCAATATGCAAAAATAGACTCTAGTGGTAGAGTGTTAATTAATACTACAAGTACAACTGGTGGTGGTGTTACTGCGGGATTAATGAATTTAGTATCTTCAGCAGATTTTGGTATCGTATTAAGTATGCCATCTGGCAATTATCAAGCAATGAGATTTGTAGATGGAACTACAGCTGTTGGTTCTATTAATTTAACAACATCTTCTACAACTTACGGAACTTCATCTGATTACAGATTAAAAGAAAACATTGCACCAATGACAGGTGCATTGGATAAAGTGGCACAACTTAAACCTGTTATATATACATGGAAAGCAGATAATACTACAGGTCAAGGTTTTATTGCTCATGAACTTCAAGAAATTATACCAGATGCAGTTGTGGGTGAAAAAGATGCAGTCAATGAAGATGGTTCTATAAGACCACAAAGTATAGATACATCATTCCTAGTAGCAACTCTAACAGCCGCCATTCAAGAACTAAAAGCAGAATTAGATGAATTAAAAGCAAAGGTAGGTAAATAATGTCTCTTATCATTGACGGAACCAATGGCGTTACCTTTAACGACTCATCTCTACAAGGAGCTGCAGCGTCACCTTATGTGCTAAAGAACCGTATTATAAATGGTGACATGAGGATAGACCAAAGAAATGCTGGTGCATCGACAACTCCTACTTTAGATCAAACATATACTTTAGATAGATGGGCTGCTGGTTTAAGTGCTGGTTCAAAATATAGCGTGCAACAAAATGCAGGTTCTGTAACGCCTCCATCTGGATTTACTAATTATTTAGGTGTAACTTCTTTATCTTCTTATACAGTTGGTGCATCTGATTATTTTTATATTAATCAAAGAATTGAAGGATATAATGTTTCTGATTTAGCTTACGGAACTGCATCAGCAAAAACAATAACACTTTCATTTTGGGTTCGTAGCTCTCTTACAGGAACATTTGGTGGTTCTGTTTTTAACGCAAATAGTAGTTATACTTATCCATTTACATATACCATATTAGCAGCTAATACATGGGAACAAAAGTCAATAACTATTGCTGGAGATACTGCACGCGCTTTAGCAACAACAAATGGTCTTGGTTTTTTAGTTTCATTTGGATTAGGAGCTGGTTCTACTTATAGTGCAACTGCTGGTTCTTGGCAATCAGGGCTTTTTGTTTCAGCTACAGGTGCAACATCAGTCGTAGGCACTAACGGAGCTACCTTCTACATCACAGGTGTACAACTAGAAATAGGCACATCAGCAACACCGTTTGAACGCAGACTTTATAATCAAGAATTGGCTAATTGTCAGAGGTATTATTGGAAAAATATAGTAACAGTAGCAAATGCAGGATTTGGACTTGTGGGGGCTTTTAGCAGTACAACAACTTTATATTGCTCTATTCAATACCCTGTTCCAATGAGAACAGCTCCAACTATAACACAATCAGGAACTAGTATAGCAAATGGAGCTGTGGGTTCTGTGGTAACAAGTATTCCAGGAGCAACTATAGGAGCTAATGGAGCAGTGATTGGATTTACTGCTGGAGCATCATTTACAATAGGACAAGGTGGATATGTATATGGACCAACAATTGGTAATTATGTAGATTACACAGCGGAGTTATAAATGTATAAACTAATTAAAGACCATCCAATTTTTGGGAGTGCTAATTCTATTATTAGGACTACAGATGGTGCATCTATCCCATTTGACCCAGCTAACACAGACTACCAAGCCTACCTAAAATGGGTAAGTGAAGGCAATGAACCTTTACCTGCGGACGAATAATGTTTGGATACGCTGCCTTTGCTCAACCACCTTTTGCATCTCTTGCGGGAACAGCATACAGCCTATCTTTAACTGAAAATATTAATATGGCTGATACAAGTAGCCAAGTGTGGGCGTTTAACCCATCAATTACTGAGAATGTTGTGATGAACGACATTAATGCTCCAGCAGGTCAGTTCTATGGATTGATTAACGAAGTTATTACTATGGCAGATACACCAACTATATCTGCTCAATTTGCAACAAACTTAACTGAAAATTCAGTTTTAAACGACACACCAACTATAGCAGCAGGATTCGCACAAAGCGTTACTGAAAACTCTAACTTAGCTGATACATCAACTCAGTACTTTGCAGCGTTAGAAGACCGAGTAGAACCATTTACAATGAACGATGTAAGAAGCATAGCAGCACAGTTCTTAGCTAGTTTAAATGAAAATAGTAACTTAAATGATACACCAAGTATAGCTGCGCAATTTGCACAAAGCGTAGTAGAAAACGTTAATCTAAATGACGCCAACACAGCATTTGCAGGGTTTGTAGCAAGTCAAGCTGAAAATATAACCATGGCTGATGTAGAAACTATTGTCTCTATATTCTTGTTTAATATTGTAGAAAACTTTAATCCCGCAGATAGCAACACAGTTAGCACTAATTACAACATATCTATTATTGAAAACTCTAACCCTCAAGATGTCTATTCTGTAAGAGCAGATTTAAACTTCACTATAGATGAAGTCTTTACAATGTTAGATAAGATTTGCTACAACGGCTGGTTTAAGATTGACGATAGTCAAACAGCTTCTTGGTCTGTAGTTGCAGGTCCTGCTACAGCGGGCTGGGTTGATATAAATGATGGGCAAACACCAAGTTGGGGCGCAATTGATACCTCGCAATCATGCAGTTAATGTATAATACGGATAACTAAAATAAAGGATTTATTATGGCAAGTACCTATTCAAACCTCAAGATAGAACTTATTGGTACAGGTGACCAGTCTGGTACCTGGGGGGTAACTACAAATACAAATTTAGGCACAGCGATTGAAGAAGCGATTACAGGATCAGCTGACGTTACTTTTGCAAGTGCTGATGTTACTTTAACCCTATCTAATACCAATACTTCTCAAACTGCTCGTAACTTACGTTTAAACTTAGTAGGTACAGTAGGTGCTGCTCAAAACTTAATTGTTCCTAATATTGAAAAGCAATACATTGTTAATAATACTTTAGGCTACGATATTACAATTAAGAATTCAACTGGCACAGGTGTTGCAGTTCCTGCCGGTAAATCTATGATTGTATTTAATACAGGTACAAACGTAGTTGAAGTAGTCACAGCTCTAGCAACAGGCACAGTGATTCCAGTAGCTAACGGTGGTACTGGCGTTACAACATCCACAGGTACAGGCAGCGTTGTACTAAGTGCAAGCCCAACTTTAACAGGCACACCTCTAGCTCCAACAGCAACACCTGGTACTAACACAACTCAAATTGCAACAACTGCATTCGTACAAAACGTAGCTGGATCTTTAGGAACATTATCTTCACAAAATGCTAACGCTGTAGCTATTACAGGCGGCGCTATAAACGGTACTACAGTAGGCACTACTACTGCAGCTGCGGGTGCATTTACTTCATTGTCTGCAAATAGCGTTACATCATTAGGTGAAACAACAACTGTATCAGCAACTGCTGCAACAGGTACAATTAATTATGACGTTATTACACAAGGTCTTCTCTACTACACATCAAATGCGATTGCTAATTGGACTGTGAATTTTAGAGGAAATAGCTTAACAACGTTAAATACGTTAATGGCTGTTGGCGAAACAAGAACAGTAACTTTCTTAGTCACACAAGGTTCTGTGGCATACTATAACACTGCAGTAACTGTAGATGGAGTTTCTGTAACACCTAAATGGCAAGGGGGTTCAGCACCAACTTCAGGCAATACATCAGGTATTGATGTGTATACGTACAGCATTATTAAAACAGCATCAGCTACATTTACAGTATTAGCATCACAAACACAGTTTAAATAGGACTAGTTAATGCCTTTAAATATAACTACAGGTACGATGTCTGCACGTGGTTTTGGGATTGTTACTCGAAACTACTATAATTTATCGTTAACAATTTCATCTAATACAACTAGTTATAATGTAAGAACTGCAGCATTAGCTGCTGGATGGACAGGTAATAATCCTCTAAATTTAACTTTAACTATTAATTCTGGTGTTACAGTATCAGGTACAGGTAACGGTACTTCTGCAGCTTTATTACTTACAAGCTTAGTTCCTAAATCAGTTATTACTATTAACAACAATGGTACTATTGTAGGTAGTGCTGGTTCTGCTGGTTATAAAACTTCTAACTCAGGTGCAGAAAGTTATCCTGGTAACTACACAGGTTCATTTGTAACTCCTACTTTCCCTAACAACTATGGCGGCACAGGTTATCCAACAGGTCCAGGTGCTGGTGGTTCCTCTCCTGGTTACAACTATTTCTCAGGCGGTACATCACCTAGTGCTGGATCAGGTACTGCTGGTGGTTCTGCTATTTATCTTGCGTCAAATGTTTATTTAGTAATTAATAATAGTGCTACAGGTATAGTTACAGGTGGCGGTGGCGGTGCTGGTGGACAAGCAGGTAATAATGCTGGTGGTGGTTCTGGTGGTAATGGCGGATATTGTATTGAAGAAACAGGCCCACATCAAGCTGTCATTGCTAATAATATAGCTGGTGGTATTATAGCTTCAGGTGGTGGTGGCTCTCCTGGATGGGGTAATAGATATGAAGGTGACGGTGTTGGTGGTCGTCCAGGTAATAACGGAATTATTTATCAATTAAATAATGCTAACTATGGAGCTGTTGGAATATCACCAGGTTTAGCTACAAATAATACAAGCACAACATTAATTAATACAACAGGTCAATTTACATTATCAACTGCAAGTACTGCGGCATTACTTTTCTTATCAAGTACAACATGGGTTGCTCCTCCAGGAATTACATCTATATCAGTAACAGCAGGTGCGGCAGGTGGTGGACAAGGTGGTAATTATTTTGATACAGGTCAAACATTAAGAATAGGTGCTGCAGGTACAGCGGGTCAAGTTGTAGCAGGTACAGTTGCAGTTACACCAGGTCAAACATATACAATTACTATAGGATCAGGTGGTGGATTTGGTCGAGATAGTTTTTATAGTGCTGTTGGCGGTGCTGGTGGAGCAGGTTATGCTAGTGGTACTTCAGGTACTGCAAATGGTAATGGTTCAGGTGGTGGCGGTGGCGGTGCAACTGCATTTATATTAAATACTACTGCATTGGTAGTAGCAGCTGGCGGAGCTGGAGGTACAGCTTCAAATGGAACTGGTGGTGGTGGCGGAGCTGGTGGAGGTTCTAATGTTATACCTTCCGGAGGTTCAGCAACTTTAGGATCTAATGGTGGCGCGGCTTCATCTATAGCTTCCGTTTATAGTGGATCATATTCTAATGGTGGAGGTGCAGGACCGCTACAAACAATTCAAACTGCTATCTCAACAACCTATCCATATTTAGCAGATTCATTAGGTGCTGTTACAGGTGGGGGTAATGACTGGAACTTCCCTATGATTTTATCTGCAGGCACTCTTTTATGGGCAGCAGGTGGTTCAGGTACATTTGTAGATTCAGCTTATTCAACACCATATACTACTTTAAATAGCGGTGGATTCTCTATGGGTAGAACTGTATCTGGTATTAACTTTGCTACAGGTGCTACACAAGGTAACGGCGGATCAAGTTATAACTTCTATTTCGGATTCACCTACAATAATGGTGGTAATGGATATCTAACTATTACGTATTAAGGATTTATATGAAAAAATTAATTATATTTTTAGTAGCTTTGTTTTTGATGGGTTGCACCATGTACACTTGGGCTGACACCACTGTAATTCAAAATAAAGGTATGCCAGTACAAAGTGCTATGGCACCAAGTATGTCTGCGTTCTCACAAGATGTTTGTGCAGTACCAGTTAGTGGTGCGGGTAACTTTGGTGTTGTATCAGTATCAGGCGGTACAGTTATGCTAGATCAAAACTGCGTTAAAATTAAGTTAGCAAAAACATTAAATGATTTAGGACTTAAAGTGGCTGCAGTATCTGTGCTATGCCAAGATCCAACTGTGTGGGATGCTATGGAAATGAGTGGGTCACCTTGCCCTATGGGTGGTGCTGTAGGTGCTGCTGCTAAGAAAGCTTGGTTCACTAAGTATCCTGAAAGGTTTAAAAAATTATATGGCGAGGATTATAATATTCCTGCTTTGCCTCCTACTAAGGAATAATGCATATGCATATTGTTACGCGAATCAGTGGGCGAGTTATGGGCCTGTATTCTCAAGTCTTGGCGTTACTCAAGGCACTACTATGCAAGCTTGTCAACAACTTGCGTGCCAAATATATCCAGGTATTCCAGAGTGTGGCATGTTTTTACAACCAGCCTGCTCAAATCAAACTGAGTATCAGTCGCTTAGTTGCCAACCTCATTATTCAGGCGCAGTTAATCAAAGCAGGACTTATACATGTTCTTCACAGAGTTGGGGACCTTGGACAACAACTTCTAACAATTGCACACCAGATCCTCCAACGTGTCAAAGCTCTTTTTCAACGAGGACACTAAGTTGCCAACCGCATTTTTCAGGACTTATATCACAGACAAATACGGTAACGTGTCCAGACCCGTATGGATCTCCTGTAGAAACAGGGTACATAACTACATCAAATTCATGCGCACCCGATCCGGCTACGTGCAGTCCATCAGTGCAAACTCAGTCAGTAGCATGTCCAGTGGGTTACAATGGTACAATAATACAAAATCGTTCTTCAAGTTGCTCGGATCCATATGGTTCGCCAACATGGACATCATGGTCGACAACGTCAGATACTTGCACGATGACAGCGACGAACTTAAACAACCCAACATCGCCAATAAGTCCGATCAGTCCAACGAATCCGAACTCGGTGATAAGCAAGTCAATGGCGACTGTGGAATCTGTAACGGTACAAGACCTAACTGCTACTGCACCTACCCCATCAACAACAAGTGTGGATACACCAAAATCAGAAAGTCAATCTGGGACAGCAACGACTTCAACAAGTCAACAGGCAAACGGTACTACGACGACATCGGGTACCGATAAGAAAGAAAATATAAAAGCCCCAGACGTACCAAAGGGCAAAGATTTAGTACCAGGATTTGGCATAGTAATGTCTATGCAGCTTTTAAACTCAGGCTACAACCTGCAGCAAGAACAAATGAAAGAATATATTAATTTAATACAGGAACAAGAATATGGACAACAACAAAACATACTCCTTGAATTTATCAGCGCAAATGATACTGGGAATTCTATTTTCAATACTAGTGCCATTAGGTGGCGCGGTTTACTACGGGATAACCCTCTTCAACGATTTGACCTCGACGATTGAGGAAGTAAAAAAGATGAGCTCAGTTGAGACTCGCATCGTAGTATTAGAAGATAGATCTAAATCAGTAGAACGTCAATTAGTTGATGTGATGATGTCTAACAATAGATCTCTTGAAAAAGCTAATGAAGCTTATGGTAAAGCCATTGAAGCAAACAGTGTTGCTAAAAGTACTGCAGATAAAGTTGTAGATACCGTAACTAATGTTAAAGACGAAATGAAACAATTAAGAAAGGCAATGGTTAATCCATTGAATAACTAATATGCTATCTATACTATCATCTATATTAGGCTTTGCTACAGCAGGTCTACCTAGCATACTAGGTTTCTTCCAACAAAAGGGGGATCAAAAACATGAAAAAGAAATGGCTCAGTTGCAAATGCAACAACAAATGGCTATGGCTGAGAAAGGTTTTCAATCTCAAGAAAAACAAGCTGAAATTGCTTTGGAGGGTACATATGCAGAAACATTTGCTCAAGAACGTCAAGCTTTGTATGAACACGATGCTAAATTGGTGCATGATGCTGCACCTTGGGTTAGAACTCTTAATGCCTCTGTCCGTCCTCTTGTTGCTTTCATTTTTGTAGGCTTATTATTATTTGTAGATATTGGCGGTTTTATTTGGGCAGTTAAAACTGTAGGCTTTAGTGCAGAAGCTATGGATGTAATCTTCTCTAATGATGAAATGGCAATTGTATCATCCATTATTGGATTTTACTTTGGCGCTAGAACTTGGGAAAAGAAATAAGTGAATGTATCAAAAGCTGGTATTGCTCTTATCAAACATCATGAAGGCGTTCGTAATAGGCCTTACCGTGACTGTATTGGGCTTTGGACTGTGGGTGTTGGTCATCTCATCGGGGATGGTAAATCATTGCCTGAATCTTGGAACAAGACTTTTACAACGGAGGAAGTAGATGCAATTCTTAGAACCGATTTACGTCGCTTCGAGCTTGGAGTATCTAAGATGTTACCTAACGTGCCTCTTAGACAGTGTGAGTTCGATTGCCTTGTATCTTTTGCCTTTAACGTTGGCTTGGGTACATTTCAGCGGTCAACACTCCGTCAGGCGCTTCTTCGCGGGGATAAAACGCAAGCTATGGAATCGTTAGTGAAATATTGCCGTGCAGGTGGTAAAATAGTCAAAGGATTACAAACTCGTCGTTTGGACGAAAAAGCTCTTTTTGAAGGTAAATAATGCCATTAAGTAAATTAGTATTCAAACCAGGTATTAATAAAGATCAGACTAACTATGCATCTGAGGGTGGATGGTATTCAATGCAGTTGGCTAGATTTAGATCAGGCTTTCCTGAAAAGTTTGGTGGCTGGACTGTATCTAATTTAAATAGATATACGGATTCTGCGCGTGGTATTTTTTCTTGGTCTACAACTGATGGAGCTAATCTTTTAGGGATTGGTACTAACTCTAGAATTTATGTAGGTGCAGGTACAACACTTTATGACATTACACCTATTCGTACAACTTACACTCACGCCACAACGCCTACTACTGATAATTGTATAGGTACTACAAATGGTTCTAAATCTGTAACTGTTACTATTATAGGACATGGTGCTACAGTAGCTACATGGATAGATCTTAGTGGTATTGTAGGTACAGGTTCTCCACAAAAAATTGGTGGAATTCCAATTACTGAAATGAATACTTCAGTACAAATTACAGAAGTTATTGATTCAAATTCATTTAAATTTCTTGCTACCACAACTGCTACATCCACTACAACAGGACAAGGTGGTACAGCAATTACTGCAGTGTTTTATATGAACGCAGGATATCCAGTTACAACAGCTGGTTATGGTTGGGGTACATCAACTTGGGGTCGATCAACTTGGGGTTCAGGATCTACTATTCCTATCTTTGCACCTGTACGATTAGTGTTTATGGATAAGTTTAATAATGATTTATTATTCAATACTCAATATGATACTGTATCAGGAGTTGGGGGAGATATTTATTACTGGGTATATAATACTTCATTCAGTTATAAAGCTGTATTATTAAGTTCATTACCCGGTGCAGTAGCTGTACCTCAAAAAGTTCAAAAGATTTTATTTGCACCTCAAGGATATTTATTTGCTTTTGGTTGCACTAATTATGATCCAACCGCACCTGCACCTGATTACTTAGGATCATACGACCCATTACTTATTCGTTGGTCTAATGTTGATCCAGATATTGGTCCTGAACCTGAAAACTGGGAACCTACTCTTCTTAATACTGCAGGATTTTTAAGATTACAATCGGGTTCAAGAATTGTTACTGCAATTAATACACGACAAGAAACACTTGTATTTACTAACTTATCTCTTACTTCTATTCAATTTTTAGGTACAAACGAAGTATTTGGGTTACAAGAATTATCACATAACATTTCTATCATTGGTCCAAATGCAGTGGTAGGTTCTAATAATATTACTTATTGGATGGGGCGTGATAGATTCTATACATACTCTGGTCGTGTAGATACTTTACCTTGTACATTACGTCAATATATATTTACTGATCTTAACTATACACAAAGTGCGCTTATTTTTTCAGGTATCAATAATAAATTTACAGAAGTTATTTGGTTCTATCCTTCAGAAAACTCTAGTGAAATTAATCGTTATGTTGTATTTAATTACCTTGAAAACATTTGGTATTATGGTCAACTAGAAAGAACTGCATGGATTGATTCTGGCGTATTTAATAACCCTGTTGGATTAGATAATGGCTGGGTATACCAACATGAAAATGGTACTGATGATGGACAACCATTAGGCGCACCTCCATTACCTATTACATCTTATATTCAATCTGCTGATGTTGATATTGATGACGGAGATAAATACATGTTATTACGTCGTGTTATTCCCGATGTTAACTTTGTGGGTTCTGAAACAGCTAATCCTGTAACGGGTGCTGCAATAGTACCACAAGCTACTATTACTGTAGGCGTACGTAATTTTCCAGGAGCTTCAGTATCAACTACGAATGAAGAAGGTCAAACAACCGCTGCTGATGTAGTTACTGCTACAGCAACAATTGACCAATATACAAACCAAGTATTTATTCGTGCAAGAGGTCGTCAAATGAGTTTTAAAATTTCATCTGATACAATAGGTACTCAATGGCAACTAGGTTTACCAAGAGTTGATGCAAGACCCGATGGAACGAGAAACTAATGTCTAATAATAATATTGCAAATGTAAAAGCGCCTAAAGCTCCTAACTTACCTATTCCAACAATTTCATATAGCCAAACATATTTTGAAGTTTTAACTAATGTACTTCGTTTATATTTTAATCAGCTTGATAAGTACACAGCAGCTTTAACCACCCCTGATATTGGATATTATTTAAATCAACCTTATGGGGGTTTTTCTGATAATACAACACAAACTATAGCAGTTATTAATACAGCTCAAGCTATAACATTTAATACAACTGATATTAGTGATGGGCCGCAGTTTACTGGAGGTCAACCTGATATTTATATTGATCCCGTGCATACATCTAGAATAGTTATTCTATATCCTGGTGTTTATAACTTTCAATTTTCTTTGCAGATAGAAAGTACTAATGCAAGTGCTAAGACTGTATATGTATGGCCTCGTCTAAATGGTATAAATCCAGGCGTAAGTAATTCTGCAACAAAAATAACTTTATCAGGTAGTAATAGTTTTCAAGTATTAGCTTGGAACTTTGTTTTAGAAACATTTGTATCAGGTGAATATTTTGAGTTGTTATGGGCAGCCGATAGTCTTAATGTACGATTAGTAGCTGATCCTGCACCCGCTGCTTATTGCCCTGCAATTCCATCAGCAATTTTAACGGTAACACACGCATCTGCGTAAGATTTATGATATTATTAGACAAAATTAAGGACTTTTCTTTATGGCATATCAATCACCCCAAGGTTTAGCATCATTAGGTCGCAATGGCGACTCAATGCTTGTTCACATGAGCCCTTCAGAAGTAGCTGGACTTCAAGGTTTAGCTATGGCACAGGGTGGTTCATTAACTGTAAACCCACATACAGGTCTTCCAGAAGCATTTAGTTTAGGTGGTTTCTTTAAATCATTACTCCCTACAGTAGTAGGTGGCATTGCTTCTATGATTCCTGGGTTACAATTTGCCTCATATCCTATGCTTACAGGTATTTTAGCTGGTTCTGCTACAGGGGCTTTAACAAACAAAAATAAATTATTAGGTGCTGTAACTGGTGGCTTAGGTGGTTATAGCGGTGCTGGTATCATGAATGCAGCTAAAGCTGCAGGTGCTGCAATGCCAGGTGCTACTGAAGCTGCTAACATAGCTTCTAATACTCCATATCAAGGTGGTTGGGTAAATCCTGAAACTGCTACAGGTGCTGGTTTTGGAGGTTCTGCAACTACAGGTGCTGACTTAGCTCAAAATAATGCTATTCTAAATAATGCTACCTCTTCAGGTATGGTTAATTCAGGTATTTCTGGAGCCTCTGCAGGTACTGATATTGAAAAAGCATTGGCTCAAGGTAGACCGATTGGTATGGCTAATATTAATAACTATACTGCTTCAGTTAAACCAGATATTACTTTTGGTCAAAATATGTCACAAGCAGGTCAAGGTGCTCTAGGCGCTGTTACAGGTAATCAAGCTGCATTAGACGCATATACTAAAGCTATTGGTGCTGAGTCTGCTATGGGTGCTTTAGGTAAAACAGCATTACCATTTGCAGGTGCAGCTGTTACAGGTGGTTTAGAACCATCTGATTTATATGGTACACCTGTTCAAACATCATCTAAAGAAGAAAAATATGATCCTTATTCAAGATTAAATCTAGGTAATGACACAGGCCTTCGTTTAGTTGCTAAAGGTGGAGAAATTAAATCATACGCTTTAGGTGGTCCTGTAGGTAATCCATCAGTAGCAGGGGGTTTATCTGATTTATACAACAGACCTGAGGGCCAAACACTAGAAAACATTTCACAAGATGGTTATGGTATTGGCAGATTAAACACATTAGCTGAACAAGAATCTTTACAGAATGCCAAAACATTAGGATATGCAGAAGGTGGTATAGCTGATTTACAATTAAAAGACCCATCTGCAACACCAGAACAAGGAGTTACCCCTGAAGCATCAGTAATGAATGAAGCTGTTAAAACACAAGCACATGAAAATGAAATGAATAAGCTAGGTCTTAATGCTTTAGGTGCTAATATGCCTACTAATAATTATGCGCCTGGTTCATTAGCTACTATTGCTAACGCTATGAAAAATCAACCTGTAGCTCCTGAAGCAGCTTTTGTACAAAATTTAACAGCGGCTAGAACGGGTTATGCTAGAGGCGGTTATTTAGATGGCGCTGGTGATGGCATGAGTGATTCAATTCCTGCTACAATAGAAGGTAAACAACCTGCTCGTTTAGCAGATGGTGAGTTTGTAATCCCTGCAGATGTAGTAAGTCATATTGGTAATGGCTCTACTAAAGCAGGCTCAAAACGTTTATACTCTATGTTAGACAGAGTTAGAAAAGCAAGAACTGGTCATACTAAACAAGGTAAACAAATTAAACCTGAAAAATACATGCCTGCATGAATACAGTTAAAGTAGTAGCACCAAACTTTATATATGATGTTTGGAATGATGTTGAAAGTTATTTAAACGCTTCAATTAACGTAAGCGGTGGTGACTTTACATTAGACCAATTAAAATTTAGTTTGGGAAGGGGCGAACAAACGCTTTTAGTTTCAGTTAATGAACAAAATAAAATTAACGGAGCTATGACCGTAGAGTTTACTAATCTCCCTAATGACAGAGTTATGTTTATAACTGCATTAGGTGGTAATGGAATTGTGAATGATGAAACGTTTAGCCAAGTAGAATCATGGGCTAAATCGCAAGGTGCTACCAAAGCAAGCGCATGGGCACAAGAAACTCAAGCAAGACTTTATAAAATAAAAGCAAACTTTAATACCGTTAGAATGGTTGTGGAGAAAGACTTATGAAATTAATTAACTTATTTAATTGGGTGACTTCTTTAGTAGAGTCATTCACATTTTATGGTGGTGGTAACTCTGGTGGCGGAGGTGGTAATACTACATCTACTTCTTACTCTACTAACTTACCTGAATATGCTAAGCCATACTATGAAGAGTTAATGAAGCAATCTGCGAAGCAGGTTTATACTACAGATTCTTCAGGTACAGTAACAGGTGTTCAACCTATGACCACTTATTCAGGTGAACGTGTAGCAGGCTTTACTCCAGGTCAAACTGCTCTACAAGCTGAAACAATGGGTTTAAAAACGCCAGGTGAATTTGGTGCGTCTTCCGCAGGGTTAACCGCAGGACAATCTATGGGTTATGGTGCAGGGGCTGCTGGTTTGGGTCAAGCTTTTGGTTATACTCCTACAACATATACTGCAGGTACTTTTGGTGCTCCAGCGGCAGCGGCTTATATGTCTCCATATCAAACAGCAGTTACAGATATTGCGGTTCGTGAAGCTGAAAGAAAAGCAGCATTAGATAAATCTGCTGGTGCTTTAGGGGCTATTGGTCGAGGTACCTTTGGCGGTGCTCGTCAAGCATTATTACAAGCTGAACAAGGTCGTAATGCTATGCAAACAATTGGTGACATTAGAGCTAAAGGTCAAGAATCAGCATTTCAAAATGCTCAAGCACAATTTGAACGAGATCGTGCAGCTCAAATGCAAGCAGCTCAATTATCACAACAAGGTCAACAATATGCAGCTGGTTTAGGTAAAGATGTAGGTCTTGCTGGTTTAGCTGCTGGTATTGATACTTCAGGTAAACTTGGTGCTCTAGGTACTGCACAACAAACTGCTAACCTAGAACGATTAAAAGCTCAAGCTGCTACTGAAGGTGAAAAACAAGCACTACAACAACAAATTGATGATATGAAATATCAACAATTCCAGGAAGCTCAAAACTATCCTAAGTCACAAGTTGAGTGGCTCAGTAATATTCTTCGTGGTAATGCAGGTGCTTTGGGTTCAACTCAGGTACAATATACTCCACAACCAAGTACAGCATCACAGATAGCCAGCTTAGGTTTATCTGGTCTTGCTCTTTCTAAAGCTTTATCATAGGATAGATATATGTATAGTAAATCTCATGTAGGTGGCATTGATTTAAATAGAGCTCTCAATGATTTAGTTCAAGCAGGACTAAGAGATCCTAATATACTTTTAAAGTATAGTCAAAATCCTCCACCAGAATATGGTGCTAACGGTAAAATGTTAGTTAGCTTAGCAGCTAATGCTGTTGCTCGTGATAAACAAGCCGCTAAAACTATGCAGCCTACTCCTACTAAAACTGTTGCAGAACAAGTTAATAATAAATTAGCTGCTGCTACTCAACCGCAAGGTATTGCTGGTTTAACTAATCAAGCTCCTCCTACAGAAGCAGGTATTAATACTCCACCAGCGGAACCAGCACCTCAATCTATGGATGGTGGCGTTGCTTCATTACCTGTTGATGAAGGTATGTATAATGAACAAAATTATGTAGGTGGTGGTATTGTTTCATTTGCTAAAGCTGGTCGTGTAGAAGCACCCGAAGATTATAATTACAAATATGGTTATGAATCTTATTATGATCAACCAACAGCAGCTTTAATGGAAGTACCTACAGTTCCTACTGATGAAGATTTAAAAACACAAACCCTTGCTCTTAAAAAAGGTTTTGTAGATCCTAATTTTTATGGCACTCAAGAAAAAACATTAGCTGATCAAACAGCACAAGATGTTGCTGAATCTAAAAAAATGGGTCAAGCAGATATTTATATGGCTTTAGCTGAAGGCTTTGGTACTACTCCTGGTGGTTTATTAAAAGGCGCCACTGCAGCGGGAATTAAAGCACGCCCTGCTATTATGGAAATGAATAAAAACATTCTAGCTGCTAAACGTTCAAACCGTGATGCTATTAATAAACTTAATCAAGCTAAATATGCTGAATCTGTGGGTGACTTTAAAACAGCTATGGAACTTAGACAATCTGCTCAAAAAGATGCTTTTGAAGCTAAGAAAACTAATGCTACTCTTGAAACACAAATTGGAGTTGCACGTGCTAAAAATAAAGGTACTAAAGGTACTGATTTAGCAAAACTTAGACGTGATATTGATAAACTAGCAGTAGAAGATTTTGAAAAGACTCATGGTGTAGGTTCATTTAATACTTTATTTATGAAGAATAAAGCTAAGTACTTAGATGAATTTAATGCTCTTCGTAGACAACACGAAGACTATATACTTGGTGGTATTTCTGCTGATCCTACCAAAGAACAAACTAAGTTTAATGCTACTCAACCTTTAAGAGCTGCATCCAATAAAGGTAAAATAGTAAAAGCACCTAACGGTAAATCCTATAGACAAGTGGGCCCTAATCAATATGAACCTTTAGGTTCAGAGGACGAAGAAGACGACAATGGCTAAATATTACACTGCTGAAGAGCTAGGGCTCAATCAAAGCAGTGAAGATCAAGAACCTGTTTCAAACAAGAAATATTTTACTGCTGAAGAAATAGGCCTTACTCCTCAAAAAGAAGAAAAGCCTAAAGAAACTAAAAAGTTTTTAACAGCTGAAGATATTGGGTTACCTCCTGAAGAAGCTCCAAAAGAAACTACTAAAGAAGAATTAACACCTCCTACAAAACCTTCTGGTTGGACTAGAAGACTTCTTGGTGATCAAGCAGTTACATTAGCACAAGGTGCTGTTGGCCTTAGACAAATGATATCTGGAGTAGAAGATTTAATTAGCTTAGGTTATATTGGTAAAGCTAAAGATACTCTTCGTGATTTTTATAAAAGTCATGGACTTCCTGTTCCCCCATCTGATGAAGATATTAGAACATCATTAGAAAATCTTAAATCTCCTCAACGATTATATAAAACTCAAGAAGCTGATATTGCAGCTCAAGAAGCGGCTAAAGGTAAGCCTTGGTATAAAGCGGTTCCAGCTGCTACATTAGAGTATGCTAAACGTCCTGAAGCAGCTCTTGATGTTGTAGAACAATCTCTTCCATCTATGATTGGTAGTGAAGTTGCTATTGGTCGTAATTTATTACCTAAAGTATTTCCTAAATTAGGTGCTGTAAGTCGAAGCGCTATTTCTGAAGGTTCTGCTCAAGCTACATCAATGGCAGAACAAACACGTTTACAAAATGAAGATAAAGCTTTAACTCTTAAACAAGAAGCTGCATCTATTATAAGTGGTGTATTAACAGGAACTATGGGAGCTTTTGGGGGTAAGATTGCTCAAAAGTTAGGTTTAACTGATATTGATACTGTAATTGTAGGAGCTACAAGTAAAACAGCTACAGCTGCAGAAAAGCAGGCAGCAAAAAGTGTATTAGCTCAAACTATTAAATCATCACTTGCTGAATCAACTTTAGAAGAACTTCCTCAATCTATGCAAGAGCAAATTGCTCAAAACTATGCTACTGGTCGTCCATGGGATGAAGGCGTTGCAGAGGCTGGTGCAAAGGGACTTATTGCAGGTTTAGTAACTGCAGCTCCAATAACGGCTTACACTCAACATAAAGAAAATCAAGATATATATCAAAAGCAACGAGATGAACTTCATAAACAAACATTAGAAGAACAACAGAAAAAAGCTAATCCTACTCGCGATGCACAAATTAAAACTATATTTAAAGATTTAGATGAACAAGCAAAACAAACATTAGCGGAAAAACAAGCTGAAGCTGATAAATTAAAATCAGCTCAACAAGCCCAAGTAGTTAACGAAGCTCAAGATTTGGAAAGTATGCCCGCTCCAGATCAAGGTATACTCACTGATACTACGTTAACTTCGTGGGGACTCAACAAAAACAGTAAAGCATATAAACAGTTAATTGGTAAAGACGTATCTACACCAGATGGCCGAAAGCTAATGGAGGATGCATTAGATGCACATACTGGTAAACTAAACGAACAAGCTGTAAGCACCTTTACAAATATTTTAGATCAGAAAGCTGAGGCAGCAAATGCAGGACTTGACACTGGAACAACTACAATTAGCGATGCAATATCTGGAGGACAAAAATATGGAACTCCCGGAGGAACTCAAGGACGTTTCGGACCTACAACTAATATCAGTGGAAGTGTTGCTGGACTCACTCAAACTGGAGAAGAAACAAGCGACGATACATTAGCCGCTGAAGCAGAATCTAAATTATCTACAATCCCTGGATTCAAACGATTCTCTATTAAAAAAGCTGATGGCACAATATCTGAAGGTTGGACAAGAGATAATGCTACGGATATAGATGAACAGAAAGATGAAGAAGAAGCTAATGCTAATGAAGTTTTAAAAACTGAAGAAGACCTAGCACCTGACTTTAAAGTCACTCCTCAAAAAGTTAAAGCTGAAGAAGCTCCTGAAGTACCAACACAACAAAAGATAGGTAAACAGTTAAAATCTCTTGATCCATCTAATCCTCTTATAGAAGGCCTATTAAATAATCAAGCTTCTGATGTAGAAATGGAAGAAGCTCAAAAAGCTATTAATGATATTATTGCAGAACGTAAAGCTAAAAAAGTAGATCTTACTAAACCTTCAGAAATTGAAAGAGAAGAGTTTAATGTTGAAGATACTGATCTTGGTACCAATCGTGAACTACAGCCTGAAGTAGTAGCATCAACAGCTAAAGCTAAAACATTAGGTCAAGCACTTAATATTATTCAAAATGAACATAGTGATAAAACAAGCGATGCTGAAAAGTCTATTATCAAAAAACTATTAAATATACCTAATCTAGTTCATACCAAATATCAAACAAAAACACTTAACAAATTTAAAAATACTAGAATAGGTGGTACTTTTAATAGCCTTTTAAACAAAGTAACCTTAGATACTCAGTTTGGTAATGTTAAAGCGTTAATTCATGAAGCGGTACACTCAGCTACTGTTGCCGCCTTACGTAAAGCAGTCTATACAACACATCATGTAAACAAAAAGCTTAAGCAGGCTGGCATGAGTCCAGAAGATTATACTACTTCAGAACATGTAGGTAGAACTGAAGCTGGTAAACGTATGGTTAAAATATACAATGCTGCTTTGCAGAACTGGATGCAAAACGATAAAATTCTTAAACCGTATGGACTAAAAGATATATTTGAGTTTACATCAGAAGCGTTATCTAATCCTGAGTTCCAAAAGTTTTTAGCAGATATACCTAGTGTTGAAGGTGGTAAAGCACAAATATCATCACTATGGACAGACTTTGTAGAAGCAGTTAAGAAGCTTCTTAACCTAGGTGATATATCTAATACACTTCTAAATGATGTATTATCAGTTGCCCCTGAATTAATGGAAGGTCCTAAAAAAGGTATTTTTGATAGGATTAGGGATGAAGCTTCGACAGCTGAATCCTTTGTCTATGAACAAAGAACTCAAGAAGAGATGGATCAACTACACGCTAGAACAGGTCAAACACGTAGACCTCGTCCTCCTAAACAAACTAAATTACAAAAGTTTGCAGCAGCTCCAATACAATCTACAGGTCAAGCAATCACTAACTTTAGAAAATGGGCATTCTCATTTGACTTTGCTGTAAATAAAAAGATACTTGATGCTATGAGAAAAGCGGGTGTTAGTATGACTGAACTAGCTAAAGCTCATATTGCATTAGAAATCTCACAAGCTTTACATGTTTCTGATATGGGAGATGCTTTCTTAGAAAGAGGTAATATAAGATTTGATCCTAGAATATTTAAATTTTTAATTACTAACTCTAGATCTAGTATGAAAAATATTAGAGATAGAATTGATAAGTTAGCTAAGCAAAAGGGTATTGATCCTATAAAAATGTTTGAGTATGCAAGCTCTGCATTTATTGCTAAACGTTCATTAGGTTTAAATCAACATAACGATAATCTTAAAACAGTCGTATTAAATCTTTTAAATAAAGGTAAACGTGCTGAAGCTGATGCTAGATTAAAAAGAGATTTTAAACTTGTTCATATGACTGATGCTGAAATAGAAGCAGGTTTAGAAATATTAAATGAATACCCTGAACTTAACGATGTCTTTGATATGTGGAATGATGTTCGTGCTAAGGTATTAAACTTTGCTAAAGACATGGGTTTATATGATACTTCAGGTGTAGAGCAACTATTAGAAATTATGGACTATGTTCCATTTAATCGTGTGTTTGAAGATGCAGAAGGCGAACGTCAAGTTGGTGGTAGAAAAGAATATACAAGAGGTTTACTTGATGCTGCCAGAGATCCTAAGTTTAAAGGTAGCTATAGAGAAATCAATAATGTGTTTGATAACATGGACAATTGGGTTAAATACATTATTAAAAAAGGTATTAATAATCACGCAGCTAAAACAAAGATTGATTTTTACAAACAATATATACCTGATGATATTAAAAAGACTACAGGTCAAAAACGTGGTCCTAAAGCTAATCCTAACTCAGTGCAGATTTGGGAAAATGTAATGGTTAATGGTGAGGAGAGAAATGTTCTTAACCGTTATGACTTCCAAGGTTTTGATGCAAAAGATATGGTTGATGGGTTTACAGGATTAGAACCTGCACTTATTAATGGCTTAAGAGATTATAGTGGTTATACGCATTGGTTAAGACAAAACATTGTTCTTTATCCTTTATTCTCTCTATCACAAGTTTGTCAGGATACTCTTTCTGCTTTAACTTTATCAGGCGTTAAATATCCTATTATGCTGCCTTTACAAGTTATTAAAGAAATAGCTTTATCTCCTGTTGGATTAAGTCAAGCACGTAAAAGACTAAAAGAAGCTGTTATTGTAGGCGCACATGACTATTCAAAAGAATATGATCGCATAGATAAATTAGCATCTGAAGATGGTAAGAAATACAAAACATGGAGAGCTATTAAGAAAGCTGCGCTATCACCTTTTACTGCTTTAGCTATGGGTTCTGATAACGTTATTAGACAAGCTATCTATGCACAAACTATGTTAGAAACAAACAACGAAGCTTTAGCTATGCATAGAGCTGCAGAAATTATTAACTTTAGAAGAACAGGTTCAGGTCAAATAATTAACATTATGAGACAACTAGTTCCTTTCGTAGGTGCTAACTTACAAGCATTACATGTGTCTGGTGCTACTGTATTTGGTGAAGGTATTACTCCTGATACTAGATGGAACAACTTTAAACGTTTTGTATTAAATGGTTCTCAAGTCATGATTTTAACTTTGTTGTATTGTGCAATGATGAGTGACGATGATGACTATAAAAAACTAGATCCTGCGGAAAGAGATGGTTTCTTTATACTACCTGGTGGTTATAAGATTCCAATAAGAACTGACTTTAGTGGTTTATTCTTTAAAACATTTGCTGAACATTTATATCAAAGATTTATTGAACGTAGTGAAGATTCTAAAAAAATGAATAAAGCATTACAAGCAGGGTTAATTAAAGCTTTATCTATTCCTTCTGCTATGCCTGCTGTAACTAAACCTGCAGTAGAAGCAACTTTAAATTATAACTTCTATACTAAGAGACCTCTTATTGGTCAAAGTCAAGAAGGACTTGAACCTGAACTACAATATAGCCCAAAACATACTACTCAATTAGCTATGTTATTAGGTGAAAATTCAGGAGTATCTCCTCTTGTTTATGATAATGCTATCAGAGAATTATTAGGTTCTACTTCAGCAGTAATTAACTTTTTTACAGAAAATATGATTGCTGACATGAGAGGTGAAACTTTACCAGAGAAAACATTAAGAGAAAAATTATTAATGCTTCCTAACTTTAATTCATTTTTAGTTAAACAATATGGCACTCGTGAAATGAATGATTTATATGAATTAAATGATGAAGTTAATAAAGCTTATCAATCATATAAGAAGTTTGAAAAACTAGCTGTTGATGAAAAAGGTCAAAAAGAATTTGAAGAATATATTAAATCAAAACAAAATCTACTTGATTTACAACCATTAATGCAGGACATTTCACAACAATTAAAAATATTAAGAGATTATGAAAACCAAGTTATCACTGATAGTGCTATTAAAGGTCCTGAAAAACGTAAGATATTAAACGATATTGAAGAGCAAAGACGTGATATGTTGAAATATGAAGTTGATAGAGAAGATCAATCTAAAACTAGAAATATTCAACAGTTAAGAGAACAAGCAGGATTTAACGAATAATTATAGTCGCCAGACTCGAATACCTTTAACACCATCTTCAATAACAACTTTGTGAACGAACTGAAACTCTAGTCGTTCACTTTCTTTTTGGATAGCTTTAATAGCTGCCTCTGTATCAATAGCAGGTATAAAGATAGATGAGCCTGGTACAAACGCAGGCCAATCAATCTGATAATTTACGCCGTTAGTTAACACTTCGTGGTATATCCAATGGTAAGTCGTTAGTCTTAATTCCTTCAAAGGTAGAGTTATCTATCCAAATGCAGCGAACACCTGAACCGCTAATATCTAATCCTTTATGTAACACTTTAGAATCTCCTGATTTATACTTCAATACCTTATTATCTTTAAGCTTTTTAATAAAATCCTCATAGTCTACGTTACCGAGGTCTTTTAAATATGAACGCATTATACCGCAAGGAATATAAATTGTATTAGTATCAGGCTCAATTCTGACTCGTAACTCATTGATTGGTTTCAATAAAGGAGCTTCTTGTAATCCTGTTCTTGCGTCTATAACACTGTTGATGACTAATGTATTTTTTAAGTTTTCATGTAAGAAGGTAGTCAATGTTTCCATAGCATCAAAATCACGAGCCTTAAGTTCTACTTTAGATTTATCTAATTCTAATTTAATAGCTTGTTTAACAGGTTCTAGGTTTATGTTATGGATACCTAACTGTTTAGCAATCTGTGCGCCTAAGAACACTGCAGCTAACGTAGCTGAATATTTGCGGTCTTCACCAGATATATTCCATGCCCTATCAATCTTCTCTTGAGTTTCTTTTAAAGCTATCTTAACTGCTTCAAGATTAGATATAACCCATTGAGCATAGATTTCACCTGCATGTCCATAGTTATCAAACAATCTACCAAAGTAATCATCAGCTTCTTTTTTAGTTAAACTTGTATCTTTATCAATACGTAATTGTAAGAAACGAGCCATCTCACCTGAAGCTTTAGCATTTGATGAGAACATAACTGTTCTAAAATCTGTATTAGAAGAAACAACGCAAATTAGATTAAAGACTGTATCGTTTTGTCTTTCTTTATTTGTGCCACCACTACCCATACGATTTCTACCACGACCTGTAGACATGAATTTTAAAAACTCATGTAGTTGGTCAGGTGTTACTTTAGTAAACTCATCCACTGCTGCTGGTAAGTTATTCATATAACCCATACGATTAATAACAGAGTTTCCTGTATCACCCCATACTTGAATAAGTTTAGCTGATAGTTCAGGATTACCATATACGCTAGTCATGGCTTGTAATACTGTTGATTTGCCTTGACCTGACTCAGGATTATATAAGTTGATGACTGCTGATTTTTCTTTTGTTTTAAAAAATGGCATGAGTAATGAACCAAATGCACAAAAAAAACCAAATGCACGCAACTCCATACCAGGTCTTTCATAAACTGATATAGCCTTTTTCCATTCCTCATATGAACCTTTCTTTTGTAATGCTGGGTTCACATCATTTAAATCTTCAGATACAGGAACATACTTAATACCAAAGGCACTAATCTCACGATTACCTATAACAACTTTATTATATATAGCATTCCAACCATATTGTTTATACATAGGTGTGGATGGTTTTTGTTTTTGATCAGCATCTACAACAGCTATGATGTAATCAATAACGTTATCTAACTTCTTACCATTTCTAACAATACCTTTAGCAACTAAAATTTTTCTAGCTTCATCACGAGATAGTAGTTGAGTTAAAGGCGCAATAAATTCTTGGACACCTTCATGAGGTAAATGTAATTTAAACCAAGCACAGAAACCAATAGCATGATCATTTAATATTTCAACAAGATAGAAATCATAGTCATATACCATGATAGCTTCTTCATCTTCATCAGCTACAGTTTTATAAACGCCACCATTTTTTCCTCTAAAATAAGGGAATGGATAGTCAGGAATATGATAGGTTACCTCTTGACCTAGTTCTTCTGATTTAGCTTTAACAACATTATCTGCCCCTTTAGAACGTAGAATAACTCTACCTAATTCTATAGGAGATGTAATCTTACCTTTATGTTTACATCCATCACAACCTTCAGAACGTAAGCCTTCAAATTGCCTACAAGTATGGGGTCCTGGAATAGCACTAGCTTTAGCTTCTGTTTTAGCATAGTCATAATCAGGATGATGTTTAGATATATTATGTATAGCAGCTTCAGAGTCTTCACAGTATGCTGCAATAGATAAACCTGATCTCCATAGAGGTTCTTCTACTGTTGCTTGTTTAGTCATAATATGAACTAGTTGAGCGCAGCCATCATCTTTACGGCAACGTTCAATAATCTTCATAAATTTAGATGAGTTGTTTCCTAGTATAGCTTTAGTAGCTTCATCTAATGGGCGTTTGGCTCTAGGTTTATCTGTAAGATGAATAGGAATAAGACTTGCTAATTCATCAAAAGGTGTAGGTGTGCCAACATTAAGCACAGTCACATCTTCAGGTTTAGCAATATCTTTATAGTTTTTTGTGCCAGGAACTCTTAAGATACGAGCCATATCAGCAGTGCAAGCACCATCAGCTTTAAGTCCATGTTTAGCACATAAGAACTTTAAGCCTTCAGCAACAGGTTGCCATATAGCTTTATCTACAGGTTCAGTAAAAGGCCAATAACAATGAATGCCTCTACCTGAATCTACAATAGTGGGTGCAGGAAGTTGTGTTGTATCTGTGAAAGAACGTAACGCTACTAACGCTGCGTCTTTAGTTTCATAGTCTTTCCATTTGCGCTTCTTTGTATCAAAGCCACAGTCTATATCAAGCCATAGAATACGTTGTTCTTTAGCATTTGTTTTCTTGCGTTCTGTTGGTTCAATATATGTTGAACATGCAAAGTAAACATCTTGTTTATCTACTAGTAATTTATTTACTACTTCAATTGCTTCGTCTATGGAATTTATAAACTTAGGAACTACTACATTTTGTTGGTCTTTACCGAGGATACAATAATATCCTTGATCAGGCCATACTTGTTGTAAAAATTCTTTTGTTTGCATTTTTCTCTCAAAATGTTGTGCTGCTTAAAATAGGTGGGGCATTATTTAGCTTTGCCCCAAAGCTTTTACTTGTTAAGATTAACAATCAATTCTTTAATCTTTTGGTCAAGTTTTCTAGATGGTTTTGCTTTACCCGAAAACCAATCATACACCGTTTGCCTCGAAACGTTAAGCGCTTTCGCTACTTGACTAGCAGGGTATTTTAGTGATATGCAGACCGCACCTAATAATGTCCCTGTAGTCTCTTTAGCTTTAGCATTAGCTTCGATTACTACTTGGGAGTAACCACGCATGATTACGCCCAATCTGATACTAGATCATCTAAACTTACATCACCTTGATCTGCTTTAGGTGCTGGTTTAGGTGGAGGCGGTGCCACAGGTTTTTCTGCTGCACGAACTGTTGGTTCAGGAATTTCATCAATCACTTCAAGTGGTTTAGGACGTTGAATAGGTTGTTGTTTCTTTTGTTCAAACTCTTCACCATCTTCATCTTTGTTAATGTTTACTGATAATGTAATAGCACGTTTAGCTTCTTCTGAAGTTGACTTCGTGGCACATACTCCATACTCTTCATCATTAAGAATACGAATAGCTTTGAAACCAATCTTAGTGCTTGATGAATCTTCATCAAAAGATACGCGTGATACAACAGACATTAAGTTTTGACCATTAGCACGAACGTAATCTGTATATTCATGTAATGGTTTACAATCTTTTGTGCCATTACCAAAGATAGATTGAGCAGGTAAAGTCATTTGATAAACATCACCATTCATATCATCAGCACGAACTACAGCAATACGTCTACTAAAGCGACATGCTTTTGTTCCATTAGCGCCAGAACCTTTAATGTTTTGTGGGCATGACAAGCATGATGTAGCTTGTGGTTCTTGAACTGTTGGGTCTGGTGCTTGACTATCAGATGTCCAACATGTTGGAGGTGGCATCTTTTCACCAGGCACATATGCTTTAGAGAAATACATTCTGTGAACGTGTGGTGATGCATTAACAATAACTACATCGAGTGCGTCTTGATTTGACTTCTCAACTTCTTTACCGTTAACCATTAATCTAAATTTACCACCACGTATAGAAATACGTTTAGCAGTCGTTGAACTACCTGTGATGTTAGCTGTAAAGCCATCATCTCTACGTGAAGTTGTTGCTACTGCGGTGCTACCAAATACGTCTAATTCGTTACTCATACTTCCTCCTTAGTTCTACTTTTAGTTATTCTTACTGTGTATTCACTTGTTGCTTGTAAACCTGGCGGTGCTTTGTCAGGATTCTGCTCTAAGTATTCTTTAATTGCTGATTGCACTAATCTTTTTTCAAAAAACTCAGGCAATTTATTTTCTAATATAAAGTCATACATACTAGGCCAATCGCTTGACCAATATCTAGTCTTTAATGTTCTTGATAGTGTTCCAACTTTAGTTTTCAAACTAGTTACGTTAAGTGTCCTACATGCTTCATTAAGTGCAAGATCAATCTTATCTTTTTGCACTTTAATATTTGTGATTTCATTTTCTAACTCCTCAATCTTATCTCTCATGTTGACAGATGCCTGCATGAGTTTTTCTATCTTATTATCATCTAATTCCATATTCTCTCCTTTCAAATCTTAAGGATAACAGTATAACATACTTATTTACAATGTCAACTTACTTTTCTTATTTCGTATAAATCTTTTCCATGGGTAGCTAATACCCATAGAGCAAAATTTATGAGTTCTTTTGGGGTAGCACTACTTTTCATAGTATTAGCTTTGTTGCTTATTATGTGTATATTTCCCTGTATATAACCTTTAGTATTATCCATTCTGTCTATTGATGGTGAGTTAGTAGTAGGCCCTGTTTTACCTCCTTCTATACTTTCTTTTATAATAGGTATTCCTAATATAGGACAGACTAAAGGTATAACTATATCAGTAGGACTTATATCAAACTCAAGATTATTCTTTTTAGCTCTATGTCTAGTAGAATATATAATGGCTTTTTCGGGACTATTAGCTACTAACTTTCTTCTACTCGCTGCTTTTAATCCAGGGTGTTTTTTATGCCATGCATTTTGATAGGCATTATATTTAGCTCTATTTTTATCACGCCATTTTTTACAGTATTCTCTTTGTTCTTCTAATGATTTAAACCCCATCTGCAAACTCCTCTTTATACAGATCAACTAGTTTAGTATGCGTGTCGATTTTTCCCTGCAACATTTTATAAATTTTTTGTTCAACGGGGGAACCTTGTAGGTGGACTACGGTCATCTTGTTTTTTTGTCCCGCCCTATCAACACGAGCGCAACATTGAATATATGTTTCAACAGACATCACGGGTGACCAAAACACAACGACATTTGCTGCGTGGAGGGTAACGCCATGTGATGCAGCTTGAGGTTGGATCACCAATACTTGGGGGTCTTTCTTTTCTTGGAAATTTTTAAATATCTCTGAACGATTATTCATAGATACATCTCCATGTATTGCAGCGCATGTAATATGGTCTTTGTTTAACTCTCCCATAATTTTTTCAATACTATGTCTGAATGGGCAAAAGATGAGAACTTTGTGGCTGGCTTCTTCTATGATTTCTTTAAGAGCAGTCATGCGGTTAGATATATCAAACTCAATAATCTCTTGTGTATCTGAATAGATAGCACCTGCACTTACTTGTAGTAATTTAGTGAGCATAACCCCTGCATTGACCACAGTAATCTCTTCACCTGAAGCTTCCATATACATATCTTTTTTAAGCTTCTTATAATACTTATCTTGTTGTGGTGTGAGAGGAACTTCTCGAGTGGTATATAGAACGTCAGGTAAATCCAAACATTCATCTTTGGTATATCGAATGGCAGGCTGTAATGTTTTAAATACAATATCCTGTGCATTAAATCTAGGCACCCAGGTGAACTGACTGACTTTTTGCATTACCATGTCCTTAAATGTTCCTGCATATTTCGGAACGGATGCGGGGTTCACAAGTCGAGCCAGTCCATATGCGTCAGCTGGTGATTGAGCAGCGGGTGTTCCTGTCATAAGCCATAACCATGTCTGAGGGGTAAGCACACGATTTAATGACTTCCAGCGACGTGTCGTGACAGTCTTGACATAGTTAGCCTCATCGACAACTATTAAATCAAAACCGCCAGATTTAATTTCTTTCTCTACAATTTCTATGCCGTCATAGTTAATTATAACTACGTCTGTATTTTCTGCAAATACTTTTTTTCTTTTCTCAGCACTACCATGAGCAATACCTACTGATCTATGCATAGCAGTTTTAAAGAAGTCTGTTTGCCATGCTGCTTGCATAATAGATAGAGGACATACTACAAGCATGCGTCTTATTTTACCTTGATTCATTAAGTAATCAGCTGCCCATATAACAGCAGATGTTTTACCCGTGCCTGCTTCACTTAAACAATAAGCACGTCTATGTGCTGATAAGAATTCAGCTGTTGTTTTTTGATGATCAAACGGTTTATGAATACCTGGAAAGTTGTAGTCACGTGTTATAGGTGACGGGGGGTTTTTAACTTTCATGTCTGATAATGTAAGCACTTCATCTAATCCCCAATTCACAGCAATTTGGGTTACACCATTATCATAAGATTTAAGAACCTTACTCTTAGGTATCTTATCTAAAATTAATTCAGGGCGTTTTGTATTTACAATCAACGCTTTATCTTTATATACTTCCAATGCAATCTCCTAGTGATAAAAATAGACGCGCCACCGAGAGAGGTAGTGACGCGCCTACACTGCTAACACACAAAGTTTTTTATTATCATGAGGTCTCTGTTGTTAGCTGACGTGGTTTTGCCGCACTCACGCCTAGCGGTGATCTGTTACGTTTTATTCTTCTTACCTTCTTTAGCTTCTTTAGCTTTAATCTTTTTACTTGGAACATTTCTCTTTAAAGAATGATCGCTGTTTCTATCGTATGAGTCATTAAGATTTGCATCTACAACACGCATATTACTTGGAACATTCTTACCACCTTTACTTAAAGGAACGATATGATCTACTGCCATTCCATCACCCTTATGAACTTTACCAGCTTTTAGCATCATTCGTCTAGCTTTATTTCTAGCTACACGTTTAGCTATTTGGTCAGGTTGTGACTTATATTCATTCTCTTTTTTATAATCTCTTTTAGTTGCCATTATTTTCCCCAATGTGAACATGATTGAACAGGGCAGAACTTCCTACATGCGAAGTTAGGGCTTGCATTGAAAACCCCTGTCTGATGGGCAGTGTCTATCCTATGCGTTATTTTACCCCATTCAGCAAACATTTCATCTACTTTGTCAACACTATAATCTTCCTTTAATATCTCTTTACTTACCAAGAATACCAATCCAGACTTGACTTTTTGCATATCTGGGAAGTGTTTAAATATAGCTACACTAAACAACGATAGCTGTCTCGTATCGGCATACTGACTTGATTTGCCTGTTTTATAATCGATCAAGGTAGCTAACTTAGTCTCAGGGTTGATAACAAGTAAGTCAACAACACCACGCCACCATACATTCGGTGCAAAGAAATCACAGGGTTGTAAGTCTTTAGTTAAGCCTAGCTTATACTCACAATATTTATCACCTGGAATTGCTATTAGCTTATCAAGCGTTGGCTTAAACATATCAAACTTCTCAGGCAGTGGAGTTGCGTTCTTAACGTATAACTCACAAGCTTTGTGAACTTCGTTGCCATAAAGGAAATGTTCTGTATTCGGGTCTTGCTTAATATCTTTAGCTACATACAGGTGATAATATTGCTTAGGACATTTCTCAAATGTAGTAGCACTTGAGTAAGACCACGTTTTAAGTTCAGCCATTTGTTTTCCTATGTAATTCTTTCATGATCTTTGCACGTTTCTTGCCTGTTGGTTCTGTCTTAGCAAGGGCTTCTTCTAACTGTTTGATTGTGTATGCTTTGTATTTAGGTCTATCATTATGGGTAAGCATAGGTTTATTATGCCGTCTACTTTTGTGTATCTGTTGTGTCGCCATCTTCTACCCTTTCTACTTCACCTGTTGATTTATTAAGTTCGTATGTGTAGTGTAATCCATCGTTACCATTCTGACCTACTATATCAATACGAGATTCTTCTTTCTTTTTCTTACCAAAAATACGTTCAAAGTTTTCTTCAAACTGTTTACTGTTAGGTTTAGATTGTAACCAATCACCTGTGACATCATTTTGTGCAGTCTTTTTCATTATTTAGCATCCATGTAGTTATCACCAACACCTACTTCACAACCAAGTGGTAAGTCACTACACCAATTAGGTGCCGTAGTCATACACTTCTCAACGTAGGCTTTACATTCATCTACTTCGTTATCTTTACACAACATCACAAGTTCGTCATGGACTGTCATTACGACAGGATACCTTTTCGCTACTTGGATTAATTGTTCTGCAATTATATCACGAGCAAGGGATTGTATACAACGTTGAAATGTTTTAGATGGGTGTATATATTCAGGGATTAAAGTTCTTCCCATTAACTTATCATATGCCCATGACTCACCTGTATCTGTCTTTAGTTTCCTTAAGTTAGGTAAGCCTAACAACATACCATTAGGTTTCATCATGCCTTCATAAGGGACACTAGATACTATCCCACCATTACCCATTGTATAGTGTTGACCTGCTCTTACTGACTCAAGCATAGTTCCTGCATCTTGCCATGCCTCAACCAATTCGGGATTAGCTTTACGATATGCATACACGATGTTCTTAACTTCTTGTATATCTTTTTCAACTCCACCTTGTTTTAAGATTGAGTGCATCTTGTTAGCACCTACACCATAAATACCTGATAAGTTTACTACCTTAAATATAAAGCGTAAGTCTTTAGATACTTCATCATAAGGTGTTCCTGTAATGTCTGCGGCAGATTGTTTATATAAATCAATACCATCTTTAATCTGTTGTATCTTGCCATGTGATTGTGCAAACCAATAGGCTAACCTTAATTCAATATTACTAAGGTCTGAGGCTACTAATTTATAACCTTTTGGCGCACATATAGCTCGTCTTAGCTCTGATGTTCTTGGTAAGTTTTGTAAGTTAATACCATCTACACCACTCCATCTATGAGATACCACTGCACCTGCATACTTCAATGGCACAGGTAGCTTACCTCTGTTGGCTATTTGAATAAAGTTCTCTGTTCTTGTTTCTTCAATTGTCGACTTGTTGCCGATACGCGCAGCCGCCAAAGCTTGAACGTATGGATTATCATGTTCCAATAGTTCTTTAAATCCTTCATCTGTTTTGGCAAACGCATAAGCTTCCTTTCCTGTAGTAGCACTTATCTTTGTGGGGGGAGTAACCCCTTGTTCGATGAGGAGTTCTGCGAACTTAGGATTACTCATTAATAACTCTTTGTCTACTGAGACTGATGCTAGTAGCTTTTCTTTAGCTTCTTTAACTTCGTGGAGGTGACGTAGTAATAAACCTTTATTTAGTTCTAGCTTAGGTTCTGTAAACATACGGATAGTTAAATCAATAAGCTTCATCTCAGGTGCAGTAAACTTATCTTTTAACTCGGTGAATAATTCGTAGGTAAGTTCTACGTCATTAATACAATACTGACCATACTTAGCTAAGTCATTATGGGTAAAGTCTAATCGTCTTTTACCTAAGGCATCTAAAACTTCTGTGCCTTTCTCACCTAACTGATATAGTTGTGATAGGTTAGCTAATGATACTGACTCTTTTAAACCATGTAGGATTTGAGCCATACTCATAGTATCGAATAAACCTAATGGGTGTATATCAAATATCCATGATAGGATTGCCGCATCAAACCTCATGTTATGTCCTAACACAAAGTGTTCATGCATATTATATGAGTCTAGGAAAGCTTTGGTCTCAGCGTGTGTTCCTGTAAACCATTTAGTCACACCCTTATCTTTGACTGCTACACCTATAACTTCAAACTTTTCATCTCGTATATATTGCTCGGTAGTAAACTTCTTTAACCCATACTCTTTATCGTAGTATGTTTCAAAGTCAATCGTGATTAAGTTAGGCATTAGTTTCCTTTTCCTTTTCAAGTAAGCCTGCACCAAAAGCCATACCTAATTCATACCCCATTCTCCATGCTATATACATTTTCTCATCATCATATTTTAAAGATGCATAAGTAGGGCTTTGTAAAAAGAATCTCTCATACCATAATGTAAATGCTTCTTTATTTTCTATCATTTCCCCCTCACTCTAGCTTTAACTGCATGCTCATAGATAGCCGCGATGTCAATTATCTCTTCTGATTTTAATCCTTTGGGTCTGATTTTAATAACACCATGATGTATGGTTACGATAAGGTTGCGTTCACCACGATCAAAAGTCGTAGCAGACGTCTCCCTAATAGTGGGCTTCGTTGACTTTGTTGCCATATCTCTCTCCTTTATTTGCGTCTATTGACGTGATAGTCCCAATCGTCAGCACAATCTTTGTCGCACCAACGTCTTGAGTCATTAAGTTTCGAGCCACAATTTAAACAGTGACCAGTCCCTTCTAAATACTTAATACCTTCCATTTCCTTACGGCGAATGGCGTCTTCAAGTTCTATTCTATCCTGCGTTTTATCTGCATCATCTGACATATTTAAGCTTTTGTAATACCAATCGAATTATGAATAAGTCTATCACTAAAGAAAAGACATAAGGTGCGTCTTCCTCTAGAAATTTAAGTTCTAAGCCTACCATAACTCCTGATATTAACGCAAGCTGAAATATCCACATTATTTAGATTTCACAGTCTGTTTCTCTACAAAAGATACTAACTCATTAACATACCATTGAGCCTTTTTCAAGTCCATTAATGTTGACTCTTTTAATCCTGCTCTTGACAAATACTTAATAGCAGTAAGACGTAAGTGTCCCGCAAACTCTTCAGGTGTTGACTTAGCCTCCATATAGTCTATTGTTTCGATACCCCCGTGTGTGTAGTGTGGTGGATTATTAACCATATCTTTCATGTCTTCTCCTGCTCCTGTAAATTTGACTGCATTTGAACCTGTGTAACTAGCTAAAATTGTTTTCATTCTTGTCATACTAAATCCAAATTCCTTTCTACTATTTCTAAATCGTTTTCGTTGACTACCCAAGCATGCCCACTATTGTTTCGTATAGCTTCAAGGTTTCTATGTTGCAATTCAGTAGGGCGATTGTTTCCTGCCTTACATTCTATAGCTACAAATTTACCTCTAACACACGCAACAATATCAGGCACACCTATACTTGTGTAAGCACCTGCAATAGGAAAGAAGTAATAAACATTTCTTTCTTTTAACATCTTAACTACTTGTTGCTTAACCCACTTTTCTTTTACAGGTGCTTTTTTCATCTAGGTATCTCCATGATTAATTGCATGGCTCTTGCTTTCTTATTGTGGTATTCCATATTCTTTTTAGTAAGAATTCTAAAGTCCATCTTAGAGTTCATGAGTGCTTGTATATTATTCATAGCCTCTTTATACTCTAGATACACTTCGTCTGTATCATCTTCTGCAATTACATAGAATTGACCATCTCTAATGCCAACATTCTTTATATATTTACCTACATCTACGAGTTTAAGGATAGCCATTTTCTCCTTATCCTCTTTAGATATATCGGGTGAGTTCTCATGCATCGCATGATATACTTTCATATGGTCTCCATAATTTGATTTACTTTGTTTAATACTACTGCTCTAGCACCTTGACTTTCTCTCAAATCATCAGCTGTTACCCCTACTAGCAATCGTTCTAATTCTTGTCTTGCATTCTCTAGTTTAGGGTCGTTTGTTACATTAAGCTTAGTTAATAGATTTGTCAACTCTAATGCATTATCTACTAGACTATCTCTAAATATTTTCTTCTCCTCACCACCTAACCTATCAATCATATGTTCTAGGGTGTTATGTAACCTAGACCATGCGTCTGACATAGCCATCTCAACACGACCTTCGTATGCTTTCTGATACTCTTGTTGCATCTCATTACGAATATCATCTGCGATGTCAACACGGAAGTCATTTGTTTCAGGCACAGGCATAATAGTATATCTCAAGTTAAACTTGTTTGCAATCTTATCAGCATCGGGATACTCTGTTCTATCAAATAACTTACCTAATTTGAAAGCCATACCTTGAATGATATTAGGATACTCTTGTATAAACGTATTGATACGTGATTTAAACTCCGCCTCATACACACCAAGCTGATGTTTGTAATCAAAGAAGTTAGTCATAGGTAATAACCTTGTGCCTGTATCTGACCAAGGCAAAGTTTGCCTACCATGCCACTCTCGTATCTCACTCGCCAACTTAGTAATCTTGTCTAATTGGTCTGAACCTGCAAGGATATGTTTGTTATAGTTACCTGCCTTGATGGTTGTGTTTTTGTTTATATCAATTTCTTTGGACACATTTCTATCTAGTTTCCTAGCTGTCCATACTGATATGTTTAAGTCTATTAAGACTGCACTGCTTGCTATACTAATACTCATGTTGTTCTCCTTAATAACTGTCTGCAAAATCTACAAAATCAACTTCCATTACACCTAATGTTCTATTTTGTAATTTAGTTAAAAACTCATCAAGTTCACCACTAATAAAGTTCTGTTGAACCATGACCTCTTTTAGTTGTTTTACATAATGCTTGTCATAAGCGTATGTTCTGAGTTCCCCTGTGGGTTCTTGCTTTGTTGCTTTTTCAATATCTGCTTCAATATGTTTTTGGTTATACGCATCGGCGTTAATTTTTGCTAACGACGCAACGCCTAATAATCTTTCAAAGAAAGGATGACCGTTGGGAATGTCGCTCCAGTTTGTCCACCAATTACCATATCTAAAGTGAGGCATGGGGTATTTCTTTAACAACCATTTAGCTACAATAGTTGTAGCTGAGTGGGTTCTTGGTATGTTGCCATTACGTAAATATTTAATAATGTTTTTGATTTGCCTATCACTAAACAAATTAAAATCCATTTCTAATTTTACTGATTTTGTGTATTGTTGTATCTCTTGTCTTAAGTATGTTGCCACTTTATTTCTCCTCATTTAAATGCGACAAGCGTATAACAATATACGATTGTCGCTTGGTTATTAATCAATATGAATTGTCTTACCATGTGGTGATGTGATATGTTTGGTTGTGATAGCCCATAAGGTAGGATAATCCCAATTACCACCAAAGTCATTCTCTACATAACCATCTGTCAATATAATGATAGCTTCGGGTTGAATGCGTTTATCTTTGATATAATCATTGACGCACCCAACTGTCGTGCCACCACCCCCTGCAGGTTTTGTTGTTTGAACCAATGAGTGATAATCACCTTGATTGTATGTCTCATGTCCTGCAACACAGGTATCCCAATACAACAACTCTATACTTGATGGGGATACATCATCACATATAGCTACAACTTCTGTTAAGAACTCGTTGAGTTCCTTGTCACCAATAGAACCTGATGTGTCTATACCTACAACAATCTGTCCTATTGATTCACCAATCATGCTAGGCATATAGATGTCATGCCCAATGAAACGCTTGTGTGGTCGTTTCCATGATGTCTTATCTTTGTTCTTACATGTAGCCGTTACAAAGTCACGCAACTGCTCACGCCAATTAACCTTAGGTTCAAGTATTTCGTTGACACTTCGGTTCTTATTACCTTGCATCTTACCTCGTATGATTTCACCTTGTCGTAAGGCTTGGTCTATCTGCTTGGCTACTTCTTTCTTTTCCTCGTCAGATAAACTATCAGCACCTTCCCAATCATGTGAGTCATGTCCTTCACCTTGACCTTGACCACCATTCTTTTCAGCATCTTTCATAATCTCATCAAAGATTTGTTTAGTAGTCATACCTTTATACTTCAAGTCAAAGAGAGCCGAGTCGGGTCGCTTGGTAACTTCACCTTGTTCATCAGCTTCATGTATCGCATAGTTCACAACATAGTCAGCCGCCATGTTAGCTACCATAGGATTAATCTTCCATAGTTTCTTCCATAGGTTCATATGTTGATATGCCTTGTGTAATGCCTCATGCAACACGACAAAGTTTAACTCCTTATCATCTAGTGTTTTGATGAAGTCTGTATTGTAGATAACATCACGACCATTGGTGCAAGCCGTAGGTATATCCTCGTTAAACATCACCTTGCCCACCGATAACACACCTGCAAACATACAGAATTGTTTGCTACGCATTATCGCTATGTGGGACTTCGTGACTCTTTGTTCACTTGTTAGTGCCATATATCCTCCTAGAAGTATTGGTTATTCTTAACTGCCCAATCAATGAATGACTTGTTCTGAGCCGCGACTGCCTTACGAGATGATGCCATGATGTTTACTGCAAACAAGGCTTGTATCTCCATAGGTAATCGTTGTAAGTATGTAAGCCACGCATCCATATGTTGCTCTGTGATTGTCATTAGTTCTCGCATGACTAGAATTACACGAGCCGCAGGGTCGCTTGGTAAGTTAGCTTTCTCAGGTTCTTTGTAAATACTTTCTTTAGTCGGTAAGCCATCAGCTAGACTAAAGTATGCTGACATATCACGAGCCGCTGACTCACCCAATGTGCCTGTGAGTGCAACCATAGTGGTATCTTCACCTAGTGTTGTTCTGTTCTTAACGATATGTGATGCCTTCTCTAATGAACGAGGGGATACGAAAGCCTCTTGTTGTTTGCGTGGATTGTAGATATACATGTTCTCTTTCTGTGCTTCATCTGTATAACACGCTAGTGCATGAGGGAATTGTTTAACCCATGCTACAACCTCTGGTGCTATGTTGTTATCAATAGCCCAACTAATCCATTCATCATCATTCGGATTACGCACAATGACTGCCGTCAATCTATTCTTGGCATGTGCTTTCATGGTATCGCCAACACCATCTGTTGTTAGATTACCTGTTGAATACACGATAGAGTCGGGGTGAAACTTAACTGCACCTAATCGTCTCTCTAACATGACAGGCAATAACATATTCTTAACAGGCTCACTAGCTTTAGTTATCTCGTCTAGCATAATGATGACAGGCTTGTTATCATGGATAGCAAAGCGTTCATTCGGATAGAATGTTGTTGTCTTGCTCTCATGGTTCATAGCAGGCATAGCTAAGTCGCCTAAGTCTAAGTCTGCACAATCTATATACACAGGTGTGTGTTCTGGAAATCGTTTAGCTAACGACTTCAATATAGATGATTTACCAATGCCAGGTTGACCTTTGAGGTGAACCGTAACATCTTTACCTACTGTTGCAATTAATTCCTCTGCTTGTTTCAAACTTATTTCTTGTTGCATGATACTCTCTCCTTAATGTTAAGCGACATTGGTATATTTCTATACACTTGTCGCAGGTTGAACTTCTACTAAAACTTGTGGGTTCTCTAACTTAATATTTTTATCTAACCATCTTTTAATCATACCTATGTTGCAACGATAGCTATATCTACTATTACCTGTTGCACTAGCCCCAAGCCATATACTGCGTGAGCATTGTCTTAACGCATAGTAATAGGATAGATATGTTTTATCTTCATCGGCAAATAAGTTAAGCATGCCTTCAATACCTTTAAATTGAGTTAATTCATTTACTTGTTTACTCAATGCTTCATCATGCTCTACACCTTCGTTGTTACTTAACTTCAACATGGTGTCTGCATACTTTAAGAACTTCTTATATGGTAGTCGCAACTCACGCATCTGCCTTGCATCAAACCTATACTTCACAGGTTTCTCAAACTGCTCGGGATACATTGGCTTGTTGTCATATGTTATGGCATACCAATCCCTTGCATTGATGTGATAGTCGTTTCTATCTAAACCAACAATACATTCAATCTGATTGTTCTTAACTAATGGACTTCGTGTAAATGGTGCAGGCACATATTTCTTATGGTCAAACTCGTATATATACACACCACCTATATAGCTTAAAAAGTATTGCGTTGACCTTGATGGATAAGCACCTAGTGTTATCTCTTTGTGTGTAGGATAAAACCTTACCAAGTCTGTGTCATAATAACCTGCGACATATACTTCAATGCCGTCTTGTATTTCTTGACGCAACCATTTCTCTTTCTCATATCTATCACCTAATCTACGCACAGATTGGTTCTCACCTCTTACTGCTGTTCTGCTTTCAAATATATCTTTAGCATGTTTATAATCACTAATGCGTGGCATGTTATAAACATTAATATGAAATCCCATGTTATTCTCCCTCTTTCATGTCATAACCTCTGTTCATCCAACTTACAAACTTCATGTTCTCAAGCCAATCTTGTAGGCTAGGTATCCACCCACCACAATCCTCTTTAACATGTTGTTCACCTATTAATCGTGTTGGAACTTCACGACCATCACTATTCACAATGAATAATCCGAATTGTCTTTCACATTCAAAGATACCTTGTGCATGATGTCGTATGGCTCTGTGTCTTGCGTCAGCAAAACATTCTTTGGTTGCATCAAACCAATCGTGTATTGGTTGATAGTCAGCTTCAACACCACCCCATTTCTTTACAGATGTTTTAGAATGATAATGTGTATTCATTATTCTTCCTCCTCATCATTCAAATCATATTCATAATCTTCAGTCGTTCTGTGGTTGATACCCACATTTAACTTAATACTTGGAGGGGTATCTCTAAAGTCAATCGTTAGATTACCTTGACCTCCGTCATTGTTATACCAATCAAGCCCTGTGTTATCTAATGCACGACTGCATAAATCTTCTAATACATCTGCTAGCTTGGTTGGTTTTGACTCTGCTTGTTGACCACCATAAGTTAGTGATGTCCACGCAATCATATCGTCTGGTATTTCAATATAATTGCCATCATTACCAGAGATATAAACACCATCAACTTGTCCATCATCACCACCCCCTTGAAACTCTACAACTACTAGCTTTGCACCTAGCAGATTTAACTGCGTCAGTAGCGTTGTTTTTTCTTGCTCGTTTGCAAATATATTTTTCACGATAGTTCTCCTCATTAAAAAATAAACGACAAGAGTATAAAGTTATACGATTGTCGCTTGGTTGATAAAACACTTCTTCATTTCCTACAAACATATTATAGCATGATTACTTTACATTGTCAAGTCATTGTCCAAAATTTTTTACTTACTTTTATGTGATGAATTAAGCCCTTTCAATAGTTCTAAATCAGTCACAACAATATAGTTTGACTTCGGCATAGGCACAATACAATGTTTATAATTGAGTGCATGTTTCTCACCACAACTTAAACAAGTCTTATAACCTAACTGATACCTAGCGTCAGCTATATCATCACCACAATCAACGCATGAATAACTCATGGCAACTCTTTCCAAAATAAAAACGCAACATACGCAAACATCATGGCGTAAATTGTCCATGTCATGTATGTTTCTTCGCTACGGTCATTTTCCGACTGTGTCGTATATGTCCCGCCCCAAGCGTCTCTTGCTGAACGAGGTGTAGGTAGTTCAAACCTGTCTGGTCTAAAGAATACATAACCTTGTTTTGCGTTACGCGCAAATTTTCTGTGTTGCCATGTCTCAAATTTGCGTATTGATTTCTTTTGTTCTTTGTTCATGTTCTCTCCTGTTAAGTTTAATAAGTCCTTGTTGTTCAAGGTATTTCAATCTGTGCCAATTAGTAATCAAAGCCACACATAGTTCTTTCTGTGTGATAGACGGATTACTCCGTAGTATTTCGTTAACTTTGTGGGCTACCTTCCAATCATCTAACTTGGTATACATTAGAATAAACATTCCCCCACTAATGCATATACATCTTCCTTAACTTCTTTAATTACTTCTAGCTTGATGAC